TATATAGGTAGTGCACAACTGTGGTAGACGCTTATTGTAAAAGGCTGAGAGGGTGTCAACATAGTGTCCACTATGCGTGTTTTGGTAGACTATTGTCAGGCAACCCCTCAAACCACGATACCACAACGTGTTGCTGTATCTTACTAGCATATCCCTTTCAATAGAGGTTGCAAGTCTGAGGTTATGTTGAGGCGTGAGCCCAACGCAACGCTTGATACAGATGACCATCCATCGCCTAGTTTCTTGACAGTCTTAGTTGGATGGCATACGTATATCCTTACCTTGCCGTTGGCTGTGCGAGCAAAGTCTACAACAACGCCGTCACGCTTGAAGATGATGACGATTGGATTGGCTGGAGTATATTTCATGGTGTGATTCCCTTCTTGGTTAGATTGATTTACTACGTTGATATTCGACTATGCTGAAAGCGTTGAAGGCTTCTAACATAGATACTTCCTTTACTACAGGTGCTACTACTTCTTTGGTGCAGGACTTCTGCACTTGAGGTGCAGGCTGTACTTGTTTGAGTAAAGCGCATTGGCTAGGGTTTAGCATTCGTCTTTCTCCTTCATAAAGAATAGTGATACAAGAGTGCCTGTGCTACATATCAACAGGGCTAGGTGCAACCAACCCCCATCGTTACAGACGTGATACAACGCAAAGCAAAAGCCCATCGTGAATACAATGGCGAACATCAAGGCTTCGTGGTATTTCATTGTGCTTCCTTTCTTTAGTTAAGATGTGCAGTTGCTAACGCAACGGCTAGGTTTGCCAATAGTGGCTTGATTACTTCGGGTGCATCTACATACTTCACATCATCTACATAATCCAAGGCTAGAATGATGTGTGCTAACTCCTCCGTTGTTACTTGAAGGTATAACTTCGGTGCTACGGCTTGTGGTTTGTTGCGCATGATATTTCCTTTCATTGGTTGATTGTGTGGTGCAGAAAACCTGCACTTGACAGAAAAGCGAACAGCGTTGAAGCCTCGCTCTCTGTCTTGTTGTACAACGTGTTGTCAAATTACTTGGCAAATGCCATCGCAACAGCCTTAAGCACTTGGGCTTTCGTCATGCCCCATGCCTTGATTGCTTTAGCCTTCTTTTCCACAACATCTACTTGCTTAGACGTTGTGCTACTCGTTGTGCTACTCGTAGGAAACATAGTGCGTAGCATCTCTCTAGCGTTATTCTGCGCCTTGCCTACTCTGCTAAAGCCAAGTGAGCCTTTGTAGATGCCCTTGGTAATCTTGATAGGCTTAACACCACCTTGCTTGATGCCAACAAGTTTTGCAACCTTACTGCGTATATCAAGTTGTGTCTGTACGTCTGCCTTGTTGTACACAGGTATGAGTTTGCTCATTGCGTCTTGCAACTCGATACCCTTTGCAATGTACTGCTCTAACTTAGTGCAGAAAGTCTGCACCACAACTTTTTGATTCTGATTCATAATGCTCTCCTTAAAAACAAAAAGCCGAGCAAGTGGCTCGGCAACACGTCGGCTGATGTGTGCTTCTCAACCGATAACTCTATTATACCAAATGGGGATTCCTGACTAGGCTATATTGGATACCTGAAACCCCACGGGGTGGGTATAGACCTGTTTTGTGTGTGCCGTAGCGTAGACAGTACAACACTGTTCCTGACCCGCAAATTTAAAAAATGTCAAATTTTGTAAAAAAATAGCAGACTCATGTCAAACTTTATACACTTCCACCCAAAAAAAGTCCCCGGGGTTGCCGGGGACAATCAATCTAAATCAAGGAACACACCAACCAAACGAAGGAGAAAAGCCAGTGTTGCAATTATTATATAACAAATCTAAAAAATGCGTGATACAATAAAATTTAATCGTGCCCCCCACGCTACCAAGGAGGACTTGAATTTGTTTTTGGAACACCTAGTAAATCAGAATGCCGCAGATTTTGTACCAGAACTAGTTTCTGGCGAGGACTTCGTTTCCCTAGATAACCTAAACGCTTCTCAAACCCTCAACGCCCAGCTAAAGACAAGTGATTGGTTAAAGAGCCTGTCTGAAGATGATGACGATATACTTAATGATGCTCAAGAAAAAAGTGCCACCGACGCATTTAACGCTTTAGTCACAAACAGCCCCGACGCAAAAAACAAAGTACTAGCCCTAGAAGTGCCGGAAGAGATTCGGTCTATTGTGGGAATGGTGACGGCTTATCAGTGGAAGTTTGTCGAGCAAGCGCAAGAATTGCGGAGCATGGCGGTGACTAAAATAGTTAAAGATACGGACCACCCAGACGCACGGATTCGGCTAAAAGCCTTGGAGATGCTGGGTAAAGTTACTGAGGTAGCCCTGTTTACAGAACGGGTACAAGTTAAGACTGAGGACATAAGCGACGAAGAGCTAGAAAAGCGTATTAAGGAAAAGCTTGGGCGTTACATGGGCAAGGCAGACGTAGTGGATGTTACGGCGAGCGAAGTAGATGATTGATATTCTGTCTCCTCAAGAAGCGATGGCTGCTCAACGGGCGATGGCCCACATGACGAAATTTGAGAAGCTAGCGTTTTTAGAAAATTTAGAGCAGAAAGAAAACAGGGCGCAGCTTAAAAAAGCTAAAAACGACCCGATTGAGTTTGCTAAACGGATATACCCCGGGTTCAAAGTGGGACCCCATCATAGGAAACTAGCTAAAATATTTCAAGACGTAGTTGACGGGAACAAAAAACGGGTGATTATTAATATTGCGCCTCGTATGGGTAAGTCTGAGTTCAGCTCTTATCTGTTCCCTGCTTATTTTCTAGGTAATTACCCTGAGAAAAAGATTATTATGGGCACCCACACTGCGGGGCTATCAGAAGATTTCGGTCGGCGAGTCCGGAATCTGATTGAAAGCGAGGAATACCATGACTTATTTCCAGAAACTGTGGTTGCGGATGACCAAAAAGCAGCGGGTAAGTGGTCGACCGGCGCTGGTGGACAGTATTATGCTGCTGGTGTTGGCGGTGCTCTTGCAGGTAGGGGTGCTGATTTGTTTGTTATTGATGACCCACATTCTGAGCAAGATGTAAAGTCTAATTCACGTCTAGCGTTTGATACAGCTTGGTCTTGGTTTCAGACCGGACCACTACAACGGCTTATGCCGGGTGGGGCGATTATCGTGATAATGACCAGATGGTCGTTGCTAGACTTGACAGGGCGCTTACTGGACTACCAGATTAAGAATCCGAACACAATTCCGTGGGAGTTGGTTGAGTTACCAGCCATATTGCACGAAGATACGGATAAAGAGAAGTCGCTTTGGCCTGAGCAGTGGCCCCTTGAGGCGCTAAAGAACACTAAAGCCAGTATTGACCCAAGATATTGGAACGCCCAGTATATGCAGAACCCCACATCCGACATGTCGGCAGTTATTGGGCGTAAAGATTGGAAAATATGGGAGCAAGATGACCCACCTACAGTAGATTACATTATCCAGTCTTGGGATACGGCGTTTGAAACTAGTAATACAGCTGACTACTCCGCATGTACCACATGGGGGGTTTGGTATAACAACGAGGACAAGGGTAGCCCTAACTTAATACTGCTAGATGCGTTTAAAGACAGGATGACATTCCCAGAATTAAAGGCTACGGCGCTAAAACACTATAAAGAATGGAACCCCGATGCGTTTATAGTTGAGAAAAAAGCGGCGGGGGCACCACTAATTCAAGAACTGCGGCGGGTGGGCATTCCTGTACAAGAATTCTCCCCAAGCCGAGGTAACGACAAAATGGTCAGGCTTAACGCTGTAGCAGATTTATTTACCAGCGGTAAAGTATGGGCACCAGATACAAGGTGGGCTAGAGAAGTAGTAGAAGAAGTGGCTAGTTTTCCTGTAGGCGAGAACGACGACTATGTGGATACGGTGTCCCAAGCACTATTGCGGTATAGACAGGGTGGGTTTATTAGCCTTGACTCAGATGAAAAAGACGACGACCTCTTGTACAAGTACCGCCGTAAAGCGGCTTACTATTAAGGAAAATATGACTACGCAGAAATACATGGGCAAAGGAGTTTTGTTAGAAAGATTAACAGAACAGATGCGTACTCAGAAAAATCCACCTAGTGACCCGGAAGCAGCGGCACGGGCAGTGTTAATATCAAGGGGTCATATGAAAGAAGATGGCTCATTTACAGAAGGCGGTGAGGTGCGTAATAATATGACTGCCGAAGAGCGAGCTAAAGATAGAGCGGCTAAACGTACGGGTAAACCGGCTAATGCGTTTAATTACAACCCAAAAACAAACATGGTTTTAAGGAAAAGATAATGAGCATAGAAAAAAGTTTATACGAAGCCCCACAAGGGTTAAGCGCTTTAGCCGAAGAAGAACCGGATATTGAGATTGAAATTGAAGACCCTGAGTCAGTAAATATTAAAATGGGGGATGTCGAGATAGAGATTGACCCCGACGCAGAAGACGAAGAAAACTTTAACCAAAACCTAGTTGAGGTAATGGACGCTGGGGACTTGCAGTTACTTGCAGGAGAATTGACAGAAGACATTGACAACGACCTTGCATCCCGTAAAGACTGGGAGAAAATGTATAAGGACGGGATTACGCTTCTTGGTTTAAAGTTTGAAGAACGCACGGAACCTTGGAGTGGGGCATGTGGTGTATTCCATCCCATGATTACCGAAGCCGTTGTGCGGTTTCAGTCCGACACCATTATGGAGACGTTTCCAGCCAAAGGACCCGCAAGAACGCAGATTATCGGGAAAGAGACTCCTGAAAAGAAAGAAGCGGCTATTCGTGTACAAGATGACATGAACTATCAGCTTACTGAAAAGATGCCTGAGTACAGACTTGAGCATGAAAAGATGCTGTGGAACTTGCCAAGTGCGGGCTCTGCTTTTAAAAAGGTGTATTTTGACCCAAGTTTAGATAGGCAAGTAGCGGTATTTATACCCGCAGAAGACGTAATTTTGCCGTATGGGGCTAGTGATATTGAGACTTGTTCACGGATTACGCACAGAATGCGTAAGAATAAGAACGAATTGATTAAGTTAATGAACGCTGGGTTCTACGCAGAAACCGACTTAGAAGATGAGCCAGATACATTTTTAAACGAAATTCAGCAGAAAAAAGACAAAGAAACGGGTTTTTCAGCTTCTTTTGACGACCGCTATGAGTTATATGAAATTCATGCCGATTTAGATTTGCCGGGGTTTGAGGATGTAGATGAAGACGGCGAACCAACAGGTATTGCGTTACCGTATGTAGTAACAATGCTACGTGGCACCGAAGAAATTATGGCTATTCGCCGTAACTGGAATGAAGACGATGAGCTAAAACTTAAAAGGCAACATTTTGTCCATTACCAGTACATTCCGGGATATGGTTCGTATGGCTTTGGGCTATTTCATTTAATAGGTGGATACGCTAAGAGTGCTACCAGTATTATGCGCCAATTGGTGGACGCCGGAACCTTATCAAACCTACCCGGCGGGCTTAAAGCTAGGGGCTTACGAATTAAGGGCGATGATACGCCAATAGCTCCGGGAGAGTTCCGTGATGTGGACTTAGGCTCTGGTAATATAAGAGATAACATATTACCTTTACCTTATAAAGAACCGTCAGTAGTTTTATCTGGGTTAATGGATAAGATTGTTGAAGAGGGACGCAGATTTGCCGCTACTTCAGATATGAAGGTTGCGGACATGTCAAATCAAGCGCCAGTGGGTACTACTCTGGCCATTTTGGAGCGAACTCTCAAGGTAATGTCCGCTGTTCAGGCCCGTGTGCACTACACAATGAAGCAGGAATTGCAGTTATTAGCTGCAATTATTAGGGATTACACAGACCCAGATTACACATACGAGCCAGAAGAAGGTCGGGCAAGTGCTAAGAAATCTGACTACAGCATGGTCGAAGTTATTCCTGTTAGTGACCCTAATGCTGCTACGCTTTCACAAAGAGTTGTACAGTACCAAGCGGTTATTCAGTTGGCACAGATGGCACCACAGATTTATAACCTGCCGGTGCTACATAGACAGATGCTAGACGTCCTTGGTATTAAGCATGCAGATAAGCTTGTGCCATTGGAAGAAGATCAGAAACCAACTGACCCAGTAACAGAGAACATGAATGCGCTTAAGGGTAAACCCTTAAAAGCGTTTATTTACCAAGACCATGAATCACACATTAAGGTTCACCAGTCTGCTATGACGGACCCTATCGTACAGCAACTCATTGGGCAGAATCCTCAAGCTCCTGTAATTATGGCGGCTATGCAGTCGCACATAGCTGAACACGTTGGGTATGCATACAGACAGAAGATTGAGTTGGCTCTCGGTGTTGCGTTGCCAAACCCAGAAGATGAAATGCCGGAAGACATGGAAAAAGAAATCAGTCGACTTATGGCTGAAGCTGCTCCGCAAGTCCTTGCGCAGAGTAAAGCAATGGTTGCGCAACAGCAAGCACAGCAGAATGCACAAGACCCGATACTACAGTTGCAGATGCAAGAGTTGCAGATTAAACAAAAAGAAGTTGAATTAAAAGAGAAGAAAGTTATGGCAGACGCAGCGGCTAAAGCTGACGAGCTTGAGATTCAGAAACAGAAAATTGAGTCAACAGAAAAAATAGCTGGTATGAATGCGACGCTAAAAGATTTACAGGCTAAGCAAGCGTTACAAGCTAGACAAGAAGAATCAGGAGCTAAGTTAGGTTTAGATTTAGCACATAAACGTGCGCTTTTACAACAACCTAAGAAAACGGAGAAATAATGGATTTAGCAACACTTAATATTATGGAGTCGTTACGGGATAAGCTCCGTACAGACATGAATAATTTCACTGACGATTTGGCTAATGGTCAGTGCACTAGCTTTGAGCAGTACAAAGAACTTTGCGGGGTGATTCGAGGTCTAGCCTTCGCAGAGCGTCATTTAATAGACCTCGCTGAAAACCTAGAAAGAGCCGACAATGAGTGAAATACTTGATTTACCGGAAAAAGAATTGGTCTTGCCGCCGGGAGTAAAACCCCCAAAAATAGACCATGAGTATGAAAATGCTGAACAGAAAGCCCAGTCAATACCTGACCCTAAAGGTTGGCGTGTTCTTTGCGCTTTGGTTGAAGCAGGCGATACGTTTGATAGTGGTATTTTAAAGTCTGAGCAAACAGTCAAGATTGAGGAAATTACTTCCCCTGTTTTGTTTGTTGTAAAGATGGGACCAGATGCCTATAACGATACGGATAAGTTTCCTGATGGTCCGTGGTGTAAGGTTGGCGACTTTGTAATAACACGCCCATATACCGGAACACGCATCATGATTCACGGTAAGGAGTTTCGCTTGATTAACGACGATCAAGTTGAAGCAACAGTTGAAGACCCACGTGGCATTAGACGAGCTTAATAGGAGAAACATATGGCAGAGAACGACGAATTTAAATTTCCTCATGAACTTGAGGAAGATGACAACGTAAATATCAATATTTCCGATGAAACGGACGTTGAGATTGAAATTGAAGACGATACCCCTGAAAGAGATAGGAGAGCGGTACCCCTTGATCGTGAGGTAGAAGACCCTACTGATGAAGAGATTGAGTCTTACGGCAATAAAGCACAAAGTCGTATTAAACAATTAACTCATGCACGGCACGATGAAAGACGTGCTAAAGAGGCAATTTCTCGTGAAAAGGCAGAGCTAGAGAACATGACTCGGGCTATCATGGAGGAAAACCGTAGGCTTAAGGAGTATGTTAATTCTGGGCAAGCTAGTTATGCTGAGAATTTACAGGCTAGAGCTGAAGCAGATATGGAGATGGCACGCCGTAAATACAAGGAAGCACAGGAAAGTTATGATTCCGACGCTATGCTTGATGCGCAAGAAAATTTGACAGAAGCTAAGATGAAACTCGAAGCTGCGAAAAATTTTAAGCCTACCCCTTTACAAACCGAAGAAAATGCTGTACAAATACAATCATCGGCACCGGAAGCACCACGACTCGACGAAAAAACCTTGCGCTGGCAAGCAAAAAACCAGTGGTTTGGGTCACCGGGATACGAAGAAGTTACGGCCTTTGCACTAGGGCTGCACCAAAAACTAGTTGCCACCGGGGTAGACCCCCGCTCTGATGGATATTTCGACCAAGTAGATGGTCGCTTAAAGCAGGTGTTTCCTGAGATGTTTGGAAACTCTGATAGAAGTACTAAACCCGCTGAGTCAGGCAAAAAACCGGCAACGGTTGTTGCATCGGCTTCTCGATCTTCGGGGGCTAAAAAAGTGATTAAATTAACAGCTACGCAAGCACGATTAGCGGAGAAGTATGGTTTAACACACAGACAATATGCAGATGAAGTACTTAAATTGGAGAGAGCAAATGGCTAATACTAGAACACCTCGGGAGTTAGAAACCCGCGAAAAAACACAAACTCGTTATGTTTATAAACCAGCGAGTACTTTACCGGAACCGGCACCGGACCCAGATTATGACTTCCATTGGATGGCTATAACTGTTAACGGGCAGGAGAATTCATCTAACATATCGCAAAAGCGACGTGATGGTTGGGTACCAGTAAAGGCAGTAGATTACCCTGAATTAGAAATAGACCCTAACAAGAATGGCGAAGTTGAAAATGGTGGTTTGCTTTTATGCAAAATACCAAAAGAAATGAACCAAGCTCGTAGAGAATATTTTGAGAAAAAGGCACAAAACCAGATGGATTCTGTGGACAATAGCTTTTTGAAACAGAGTAACCCAGATATGCCTTTGTTTGCTGAGCGTAAAAGCACAACAACTAGAGGACGTGGTTTTGGTGGTGGTGAAAAATGATTTTTAACTTTTAATGGAGATTTAAATGGCAGCTTATCCTGTTGTTTCAGGCCCGTATGGGTTTAAGCCCGTTAATCTTATCGGTGGTCAGGTTTTTTCTGGGTCGACTCGCAATTTGCCGATTCAGTACAACTACGGCACCGCTATTTATTACGGCGATTTTGTAAAATTAACAGCTGGTTATGTAGAAATCCTAGCTAACACTATTTCCAGTAACGTGGCAGTAGGTGTTTTCTTGGGTTGTTACTATACCAATCCTACAACTAAAAACCGTCAGTTTTCGCAATACTATCCCGGCAATATAACAGCTGGCGATATTACTGCAATTATTTGTGACGACCCAGACACCGTATTTAGGGTAGCAGTAACTACTACCGCAGGTGGTTCTACAATTGGCTCAGCTTCGTCAATTCTTGTTGGTCAAAACATGGCTGGTAACACAGCTACAGGTAACGCTACTTCTGGTAATTCTAACGGCGCTGTAGTTGGTGCTTCTAGTTCTACTGGTAATTTCCGTGTAATGAACTTAGTTCCTGACACACAAATTAGCGTTTCAGGAACCTATGTATCCGGTGGTGCTGCCGCAGCAACTTCTGTTGTTGTGTCTGGCTTACCTGTTGGTACATTTTTGCCAATCGGCACTGATGTGTTTAACTTGGTAAGTGGTCAGTTGCAGTTTACTGGCGCTACATTAAGTGCTGCATCAACTGTTACAACAACCGGCAACACAACTTTAACTGTTACTGCTATTACAACGCAAGTAGCTGGCACTGTTGCGTTAGTTGAAACCCCAGAGGTACTCGTTAAGATTACTTTTGGTGCTCACCGCTACTACGTAGCTTAACCCTAGGAGATATTTAAATGGCTATTTCACGTGCACAACTATTGAAAGAGTTGCTCCCGGGCTTGAACGCTTTGTTCGGTTTAGAATATAAGCGTTATGGAGAGCAACACAAAGAGATCTACGAAACAGAGAAATCTGAGCGTAGCTTTGAAGAAGAAACAAAACTGTCTGGTTTCTCAGCCGCTCCTGTTAAAAACGAAGGCTCTGCCATCGCTTATGACAATGCGCAGGAAGCTTTCACAGCTCGTTACAACCACGAAACAATCGCTTTAGGTTTCTCAGTAACTGAAGAAGCAATCGAAGATAACCTCTACGACGCTTTATCAGGACGCTACACTAAAGCATTAGCTCGTGCTATGGCTTACACCAAACAGGTTAAAGCTGCTGCTGTATTAAACAACGGATTCTCCTCCGCTTATCCCGGTGGTGATGGTGTTGCTTTATTCAGCACATCTCACCCATTGGTTAACGGCAGTACTAACAGCAACACTTTCACTACTCCTGCTGACTTGAATGAGACTTCTTTAGAAGCCGCTGTTATTCAAATCGCTGCTTGGACTGATGAGCGTGGTCTGTTAATCGCTGCAATGCCACGTAAGTTGATTATTCCGCCAGCATTACAGTTCGTTGCTACTCGTTTATTAGAAACTAACCTCCGTGTTGGTACTACTGATAACGACATCAATGCATTGAAGAACAACGGTTCTATCCCAGAGGGTTATACAATCAATAACTATCTAACAGATACAAACGCTTGGTTTTTATGCACCGATGTACCTAACGGTATGAAGCATTTTGAACGTATGCCTTTGTCTAACAACATGGACGGCGACTTCGATACAGGTAACGTACGTTACAAGTCTCGTGAGCGTTATTCATTCGGTTGGTCAGACCCACTAGGAATGTTCGCTTCACCCGGAGCCTAAGAAAAAGGGGAGATAAAACTCCCCTTTTTTTATTTTTTGTAGTATGATTAGTTATCTGGGTAATTCCAGCTTATTAAACTGCCCCAGCAGACGATATACCGATTAATAGGCTTAACTTGTATATAGGAGAATCCTCATGGGTTTCGCTTCGCACTTAGGTCCTTGGCTATTAGGTACCGTTAAAAACACAACTGGCACAACTGCTGGAACACTACGCAACATGGGTAACACCATAGTGTCTCAATCTGTTGCGGTTCTTTACACCGATATTACTGCCGGAACAACCGCATTTACAATCCCTGCTGGTTCACAAATTTTATCTGCTTCGTTTAATACAACTGTCGCTTACGCAACTACTACACCTACATACGCTTTATTTGTAAACGGTACAGCTATTAACACCGCAGCTAACGGCAGCGTATTTACTAACACAGGTATTGTTAACTTGTTGCTTGGTAATAACAACGCAGCTGGCGCAGTGCTTTGTGCTAACGTAGGTACAGGCGATGCGATTATTACATTTACTCAAGCTAACGTAACAGCTACTTCAGGTGCTGGTATCTTAACTATGACTTATGTAGTTCGTGATTCTGACGGTAACGCTAATCCAAGTCAGGTTTAATTAATCTGGGGGTTCGCCCCCTTTTATTTTAGGAGATTAATTATGGGTATGCAAACCGATGTTTTATCAGCGCATCTTAGTGCTGCTGGTACTCTTTATACTGGTCGTACTCGTTTAAAAGGGATAATTGTTGCCCCTAAAGCTAGTACAGCCGCTACTTTTGAAATACGCACAACCAGCGCTACAGGCCCTGTTCTTTTTACAATGGACATAGCAAGCCTTGGTACACCAAACACAACTTGTATAATAGTTCCCGGTGAAGGCATTCTGGCAAGTGATGGATTGTATTTAACCACAAGCGTTGGTACTGTAACTGGTATTACGGTGTTCTATGGCTAAGAAAAAAGGTCCGTCCCTCGCTATTGGTAGGGGTGAGAAGCTACCTGTATCTAAAGGGGCGGGCCTTACTGCCAAAGGCAGAGCTAAGTACAATGCGGCTACGGGGTCTAATCTAAAGGCTCCGCAACCACAAGGTGGCGCAAGAAAGCGTTCATTCTGCGCTAGGATGTCAGGGATGCCCGGACCAATGAAAGACGAGAACGGCAAACCAACAAGGAAGGCTGCGAGTCTAAAGAGATGGAAATGCTAAATAACATGCTGGAATTATGGACTGGTGGTTTAACCGTTTTTATGGCGGTTATTGGATATATTGTGCATGAGAAGTTTGACAAAATTAAAGACTTAGACGATAAACTTAACACTACTAGAGTGGAGATAGCCCGTGACTATGCAACTAATTCAGAAGTCCAAAGAATTACTGACCACATTGACCAACGCTTTAACAAGCTTGAAGCAAAAATTGACCAGCTTATTTCAAGATAAAGATGCCAAGTAGCTCTAAAAAGCAGCACAATTTTATGGAAGCAATAGCTCACAATAAAGCTTTTGCTAAGAAGGTAGGTGTTCCACAGTCCGTGGGGCAAGATTTTTCAAAAGCCGATAAAGGCAAAACTTTTAAAAAGGGTGGTGAAACTATGGCAACTAAAAAAATGAATCCATTTATGGCAATGATTGCAAAGAAAAAAGAAGCTGCTGCTAAAAAGCCAGCTAAATCTGCTGCTATGCCTATGAAAAAAGGCGGCATGGCTAAAAAACCAATGAAGAAAATGACTATGGGCGGAAAGGCTTAATAACTATGAAACACGAAGACATTAAAAAAGATATGCCAATGATGAAAAAAGTAGCCAATAAGGCTGTTATGGGTCATGAGAAGCGTATGCATAAGATGGCTAAGGGCGGTACAGCCTCAGCTAGAGCAGACGGTTGTGCGCAGCGTGGTAAAACCAAAGGCACAATGGTTGGTATGAACAAAGGTGGGATGACCTGCTGATGAGAGCCTCTCGTGGGATGGGTGACATAAACCCATCCAAAATGCCGGGTGGTGTAAAGAAAGCTCGTAGAGATGATACGGACTTTACTGAGTTTAAAAAAGGTGGTTCGGTTACGATCACTAAAGGTGGTACTGCATCGGCTATGGCTAAGAAACTCTTATCTAAACCGGGGTCTTTAAAAGCATCTGATATGTATAAAGAAGGTGGAAAAACTAAGTCTAAAGTTAATGAAGCCGGTAACTATACAAAACCAGAGTTGCGCAAACGGATATTTAATAGTGTCAAAGCAGCCGCAGTACAGGGTACGGGTGCAGGACAGTGGTCAGCTCGTAAAGCGCAGTTGATGGCTAAACGCTACAAAGCCGCAGGCGGAGGTTATCGTGATTGAAAATAAACACAGTACAACTTGTTTTATATATGATGATGGTCCTTGTGATTGTGGACTGGATGAGTATATAACTGATGAACAAATTGATATGGAGCTTCTTGAAAAAGAAGAGGCAAAAGATTGAAAGCGCCACAACAGTCTTTAAAGTCATGGGGTGAACAGAAGTGGACTACCAAGTCTGGTAAGAAATCATCAGAAACAGGTGAGCGGTACCTACCAAAGAAAGCAATTGAAGCGTTAAGTCCGCAGGAGTACGCAGCAACTACACGGGCAAAGCGGGCAGGTAAGGCAAAAGGTAAGCAGTTTGTTCCTCAGCCAAAAAGTGTTAAGTCTAAGGTTAAACCTTATAGGAAGATAGGATAAAAGATGACCGTAGTTGCAAGCACCTCGTTTAACTTAGACCTAGCTGAAATGGTTGAGGAAGCCTTTGAGCGTTGTGGTTCACAGTTACGTACTGGTTATGACCTTAAGACTGCTAGGCGTAGTCTTAATTTGTTGTTTGCCGATTGGGCTAACCGTGGTATCAACTTGTGGACAATTGAGCAAGGTCAGATTAACTTAGTTCAAGGCGTAAACACGTACGATTTACCTATTGACACAGTTGATTTGTTAGAACACGTTATCCGTACTAACGCAGGTAGCACCGCTAATCAAACAGACTTATCAATAACAAGTATATCTGTGTCTACCTACGCAACAATACCAAACAAGTTAACACAATCTAGACCTATTCAAGTCTGGTTTAATCGTCAGTCCGGTGCTGATTATGCAGGTACGGCAACGTCTTCTCCTCCGCTTGGTATAGATTATCCTAAGATAGTTGTTTGGCCTACTCCAGACCAAGGTGCTGTCGGTGACCCATATTACACGTTTGTATACTGGCGTATGCGTAGAATTCATGACGGCGGTAACGGCGTTAACACTATGGATATACCGTTTAGATTTATGCCTTGCTTGGTAGCAGGGCTTTCGTATTATTTGGCATTAAAAATTTCAGGGGCAGAGCAACGTATTCCTTTGTTAAAACAACAGTACGATGAGGCTTGGGAACTAGCCGCTACTGAAGATAGGGATAAGTCAGCTATTCGTTTTGTTCCTCGACAGATGTACATTTATTAAAGGTTTATGTGGGTAATAGATTTGCATCAGCTAAAAACTCAATTGCCCAGTGCGATAGGTGCGGGCAAAGATTTAAATTAGTTGAATTAAAGAAAGAAATAAAAAAGACCAAGATATATGATTTAAAAGTTTGTTCAGCGTGTTGGGACCCAGATCAGCCGCAGTTGCAGTTAGGTATGTATCCGGTAGATGACCCACAAGCGGTACGGGAACCAAGAACGGATAATACATACTACCAAGCAGGACGTACGGGTTTACAGACTAATGTAAATGGTGGCGATACAACAGCAGGCTTAGGAGTTGTCTCAGTTGGTAGTAGAATATTTGAGTGGGGCTGGGCACCAGTAGGCGGCTCTAGCGGTTTTGATAGGATTTTAACTCCCAATGCGCTTGTGGCAACGGGGACTGTAAATAGTGTAACAATCTCAACAACATAGGAGTGTATAATGGGATATAAATCAGGCGCTGATGGCGTAACAAAAAAAGGTAAAACTAAAGGTACAAACTTAGGTGATACTGGACCTAGCGTTGGCATTAAGTCAGGTGCTAAGGGTGGTAAAGGTTCACTTAGAGGCGGCAAAACTAACGAAGCTATGAAATCTATGGGACGTAATATGGCTAAAGTAGCTGCACAAAGGGGTAGATAATGGCTAAATACAGCATGAAACAAAACGGTAAAGAAGTTGGGCCTGCGTCTGTTTACGCAGAACCACATACTATGGACGGTAAAAAGCTAACCGCTAAAGACGCTGGTAAACCTCAAAGTGTTAATTTTGCAGACGAGATTAAAATGTCTGTTGGGCGTATTTCAAAAGGCCAAAACACAGAAGTTAAAACATCAGGCATTAAAATGCGTGGTGCAGGAGCGGCTACCAAAGGCTTTATGTGCAGAGGGCCGATGGCATAATGAATTATGTGACGTTGTACCAAACAATCCAGAACTACGCTGAGAATACGGAATCGCTCTTTGTATCGAGCATTCCTACGTTTGTACAACAGGCTGAAGAACGTATCTTTAACATGATACAGTTTCCTTCGTTACGCAAAAACGTAACAGGGACTTTAACTGCAAGTAATCAGTACCTCTCTTTACCAGATGACTTTTTATCTACCTACTCGCTGGCTGTAATAACATCTAATGGTTATGAGTATTTACTTAACAAAGATGTAAACTTTATTAGACAGGCTTACCCTAAAGCAACTGATACAGGTACTCCACAGTATTACGCTTTATTTGGTCCACAGTACACAGCAAACACTGAGTTATCAGCTATTTTAGGACCGACTCCTGATTCTAATTATTCTGTAGAGCTACATTATTTCTTCTACCCAGCCTCTATTGTGCAGGGCATTATTACCTTACTAAACACCGCTTCTTTTACTGGTGGAACTTTATACACTAACGGCACTTACACAAATATCCCGTTAACAGGTGGTTCGGGTGCAGGAGCTGTAGCTACAATAACTATTGCTGGCGGTATAGTTACAACAGTAGCTTTGACTAATGGTGGCAACTTCTACAGAGTAGGCGACAACTTAAGTTTTGACGCAGCTAATATTGGCGTTGGTTCTGGTTCTGGGTTCTCTATACCCGTATTAACAATCAATAATGCTACTGGCACTTCTTGGCTCGGTGATAACTTTGACCCTGTTCTTCTTTATGGCTCGATGCGAGAAGCTATGATATTTATGAAGGGTGAGCAGGATATGGTCACTTATTACGAGCAGAAGTTTACTGAAGCCGTAGCCCTAGCTAAACGTCTTGGTGATGGTCTGGAGCGTGGTGATGCGTACCGTGATGGTCAGACTAAACTTAATGTGAGCGGACCTAACTCGTGACCATAGTTCAAGGACAAACTACAAAGTTTAAGACTGATGCACTTAGTGGATTGGTTAATTTTGCTGTTGGAACTTCTTATACTTACAAAATTGCTTTGTATACTGCAAATGCTAATTTAGATAATTCAACGGCTGCATATACGACTACGGGCGAGGTTGTTGGTACAGGATACACAGCTGGAGGGAAGCCGTTAGTCATATCAACTAGACCTACTGGGGACACCACAAACAATGTGGCTTACATATCGTTTGACCCAGTAACTTGGACGGGGGCATCCTTTACTTGTAGAGGTGCGTTGATTTACAATAGTACAACGAGTGCAACAGTAGCAGTTTTAAACTTTGGGTCAGATAAAACAACAACGGGTACGTTTACAGTTACTTTCCCAACACCATCATCAACAACAGCAGTAATAACAATCTCTTAGGAGTAAATATGCACAAAGAAATTCAAGGTTTTGGCGATAACGCTACAGCCACATTACAAGCAAACGCTGTTATTCCTGAAGGAATGGGCGTTGATGGTCAGTATATTGTTGAGTGCCGTGACGCTGCTGGCAATCTAAAGTGGGAAGAAGAGTTTCCTAACTTAGTTGTAGCTGTAGGTAAACAGCTAATGCTTGATACATTACTAAGAACATCTGGCACATACACAACAGTTGGACCGTTTTTAGGTCTAATTAATAACAGTACAACCTTTGCTGCCGCAGATACAATGAGTTCTAAAACATGGACTGAGCTAACAACTTACACAGTTGGCGGTTCAGCGGTTCGTGGAACAGCAGTATTTGCAGCAGCAACCTCGTCTGGAACAACTCCATCAAACGTCACAACATCAACCGCAACTGCAATTACCTACACAATGACGGGTTCTGCAACAGTTTATGGATGTTTCTTGGTTACAGGTTCAGGCGCTGTTAGCACAATCTCAAGCACAGCTGGAACTTTGTACTCTGAAGGAAACTTTAGTACAGCCAAGACTGTGACTTCAGGTGATACTGTTACTGTTACATATAGTACAACCGCAACAAGTTAAGGAGTCCTAAATGGCTCTGGCGCTGTATAACCGGGTTCAAGAGACCACTAATACCACTGGTACGGGGACAATAACCCTTGCTGGTGCTGTATCTGGGTTTCAATCTTTTGCCGTAATTGGCAACGGAAATACAACGTATTACTGTATTACTAGTGGTTCCGCTTGGGAAGTTGGTCTTGGTACCTATACATCATCTGGAACTACTCTTGCTCGTACTTTAGTATATTCAAACTCTTTAGGGACTACATCACCAATTAGTTTGACAGGTACTTCTAACGTATTTGTTACTTTGCCAGCAGAGCAATATCCGGGCACATCTTACGCAAGAACTGCATTTACAGCAACAGCTTCACAAACAACATTTACCGTAAATTATACGGTTGGGTACGTTCAGGTTTATGTAAACGGGGTTTTACTAAATGCGGCAGACTATGTAGCGTCTACAGGTACAAGTGTAGTTTTATCAGTAGCTTGCGCCTCTGGTGATATTGTTGAAATCATTGCCTTTAATGCGACTAATTTAACTGGCACTTCAAGAACGGTTACTGACTTTACAGCTACAGCATCACAGACTACATTTACTGTAACTTATACACCAAATTTTTTAGATGTTTACAGGAACGGTTCTAAATTAGCTACTGCCGACTATACAGCAACTAATGGGACAACTGTTGTGTTGGTAAACGCATGTACTTCTGGAGATATAGTACAGACTGTAGCATATAGCCCTTCGTTGATAAGTAGTGCTGCTGGTGGCTCAACTACACAGATTCAATATAACTCTGCCGGTGGATTAACAGGTTCTCCTAATTTAACATTTGATGGCACTTATTTATCAAGCAATACAGGATTAGTTCCGGGGCAGTTAATCTATCGTTTAAATACTGCTTATGTAGGTTCAACAACAACATCCGCTCAATCATTTTTAGGTGTAGGTGTAACTGTTTCAACTTCTACTGTATACCAGTTTGAAGCTGTGTTTGCAATTTCAAAATCCGCAACCGCAAGCGCACATAACATTCAAGTAGGGTTTGGTGGTACGGCTACATTAAATAATATTGGGTATATATGGTATGGACCCCAGTCTAGTATTACATCATTTAACGATACAACTAATGGTGCTTTATATGGCGGGTATATACAAACTGCAACTGCTACAACAGTAGCGGCTAGTTCCGCTGCGGCAGTGTATAAAATATTTTTTATTAAAGGTACAGTATCTATTAACGCAGGTGGTACATTAATTCCTCAATATACGACAAGTGTAGCTATTGGTCCGTACACCACAGCAATAGGAAGTTATTTTAAACTATCTCCAATGAGTGCATCAGGTGCAAATACAAGTATAGGAACATGGGCATAATATGACACAAGCAGCCAGTTTAGCATCCGTTGGGTCAAGTGCGTTATCGTGGGGTGGAGCCCCCGCAGCCGCTTGGGTGAATTTTAATGGAACTTTAAGTGGAACAATAACACCAAGAGCATCACTTAATGTTTCGTCAATTACTGATAACGGGGTTGGGGACTACATAATAAACTTTACAACTGCAATGCCTAACACAAATTATGCTACGTTATTAACATGTAGTACTGATTCAGAAAACCCAACAATTATGAATTTACAAGGTACTACGGGTTCAGCTACAACGTCTAGTATAAGAATTCAAACTGCAAGACAAAATAATGGAGCTTCTGCTGATAGAACTACAATATGTGTAGTTGTATTTAGCTTATAAGAGAAAATTATGACAATATCTCGTAACTTATCTATTTTAGCTGACGGAGTAAGTGCTTCTGGTGTGCTTGATGTAGCTAGTGGCGGTACAGGCGTAACGGTTTCTTCAGGCGCTAGTTCGGTTATGTTGCGGGATACTAACCAGAACGTAGCTATTAATAGACTTAACCAAGCAAATACAAATACAGCGGCTGCTGGTGGCGTAACTACATTAACTGCGGCTTCTGCTTATTCACAGACTTTAACAGGTACGGGCGCTCAGACTTACAGGATGCCTGATGCAACTACCCTTTCTACAGGTGTAGCTTTTATATTTAACAATAACGCTACCGGCACATTAACACTTCAAGATAGCGCATCTGGCGCAATTGGTACTATTACAGCTGGTGGTGCAGTTGAGCTAATTTGTGTGTCTACAGCAACTGTGGCTGGAACATGGGATTACCACGGGTTCTTACCTGAGAACGTCACTTGGGGCACAAACGCTTTAGCTATGGGTTCTACTGTAGTTACAGGCGGTACATGGCAAGGTGGGACAATCGCTTCTGCTTATGGTGGTACAGGACTAACTACATTTACTGCGGCTAATAATGCTCTTTACTCTACATCCGCTAGTGCGTTAGTTGCTGGTACTTTACCTGCCGCTGCTGGTGGCACAGGTCAATCTTCTTATGCGGTGGGTGATGTACTGTACGCATCTACTACAACTGCCCTTTCTAAACTAGCAGACGTAGCTACAGGAAATGCTTTAATTTCGGGCGGTGTTGGAGTAGCTCCTAGTTACGGAAAAATTGGTTTAACGACACATGTATCGGGTACTTTACCTGTTGGTAATGGTGGTACAGGAGTTGCAACACTTACATCAAATGGTGTGTTATACGGCAACGGTACATCCGCTGCTGGCATAACCGCTGCTGGCACAACAGGTCAAGTTCTTATAGCTACAACAAGTGGCGCTCCATCTTGGGGTTCGGTACCTACTACTGCCGCAGTAACCTCAATTACTTTTGGTACAACAGGTTTAACTCCAGCAACTGCAACAACAGGTGCGGTAACTGTAGCAGGTACTTTAGCCGTAGCCAATGGTGGTACAGGTGTAACTACATCTACTGGTTCTGGAAGCAATGTATTAAGCACTTCACCTACTTTAGTATCCCCAGCTCTTGGAACACCTACTGCGCTAGTAGGTACAAATATTACTGGAACAGCTTCAGGGTTATCTATCGGTGGTAATGCAGCAACTGCTACATTAGCAGCAAATACATCATCTATTAGTAGTGCAACTGGCGGAGCATATACTTGGACGGCAGCTAATTTCTTTCAGTCAAATTCAAACACTGGTACTACTACTGGTGGTACACCATTACAAGCGTATTCAACTAGTAGCCTTGGAGCAATTATGTCGTTCCATCGTGCTGGTGTTTATGCCGTTAATATGGGTCTTGACTCAGACAACGTATTCCGCATAGGTGGTTGGTCTGCCCCAGCAAATCTGCTTCAGATGACAATGGGTGGTGCACTCACAATGGCATCGTCTGTAACCGCAACTTCATTTAGCGGTGCTGGTACAGGTCTAACAGGAACCGCATCTTCTTTATCTATTGGCGGTAACGCAGCTACAGCCACAACTGCGGCTAACGGTGGAGTAACTTCTATTGTTGCTGGTACTAACGTAACAATTTCAGGGGCTACTGGCGCAGTAACTATTAACGCTACAGCAGGTACAGCAACGGCTGTGACATTACCTTCGACCAATCCGTTTGTACAAAATGCTACTACGTTGTCAGCTAACTTAACTATTTCAACCAATAACGCAATGGCAGCTGGTCCAATTACTATTAATACAGGCGTAACTCTAACTGTTTCTACCGGCTCTAGGGTGGTAATTGTATAATGTTTGGCATATCTGCCTTTGCCCAAACAACCTTTGCCGGTTTGGCTGGAGGGGCAAACTTTATTTTTAGTGTTGATGAAAATATTGGAGTGGCTGACTCTAGTACTCAGCTTTCTGTTTTTTTACAAAACCAGATTGAAAACATTATTGTAGATGATGTAGATAATGACGCAGGTCTTAATTATTTTGGTAGTGCTACAGAAACAATAGCATTTGACGACTCAAGTACCGCCCCTGCTCAGTTTGCTCAATCTATTACAGAAGACTCAACATTAGATAATTCCCAAGAAATATCTGCCCAGTTTAATCCTAGTATTGCAGAAAACATCACAATAGAAGATTCTCAAGTAGTCTTTACTGCTATGTTACAAACAGACACCGAGCCATTTACTATGGCGGACTCAAATACTCAACAATCTGCTTTTGTTCAGACCCGTACAGAAGATTTTACATCAGAGGATAATATAGCAATAACAGCCCAGTTTATTGCAAGTATTACTGAAAACTTTACACCAGAGTCCTTACAGGACCTAACAGCCCAATTTGTGCAAAGTATTTCCGAAGCAATTACTGTTGAAAGCGTGCAGGACGCCATTCTTGAGTTTTATTTAAGTATTACCGAGAATATAACCGTAGATAACGCCCAAACAATAACTGCTCAATTTGTGCAAGCTATATCTGAAGCTGTTACTATGGCGGATTCTAGTACCCAGCAGTCTGCGTTTTTACAGTCAATAGTTGAGACTTTTGTTCTTTTAGATAGCACTTTTGTTACTGGATGGATTACAATAAACGATGACCAAACAATAACTTGGAGTCAAGTTAACAATACTCAAGCTGATAGTTGGACGGAAGTTAATAATGCCCATACTAATGGCTGGACAGAAATAAATAATTTTCAGGGATAAATTATGGCAACGTATTCAACCTCATTAAAACTAACCTTAATAGGTGATGGCGAGCAAACCGGTACTTGGGGTCAAACTACCAATACTAACTTAGGTACTTTACTTGAACAGGCTATTGTTGGGCAGACTACCATTACAATGGCTAATGCCGACTACACCTTAACAAACTTAAATGGTGCTACGGACGAGGCAAGAAACGCAGTAATTATAGTTACAGGCAATCAAAATGCTACATATAGTGTAATAGTTCCAGCTGTTCCAAAGCTTTACATGGTAACTAATAGTTTAAGTAGCTCTGCTATAGCCTATATCAAACCTTCAGGCGGCTCAACCATTCAAGTTCCTAACGGACGGACAATGTATTTGTACTGTACCGGTACCGCATTTGTTGCTTTAGATTATGCGGCATACGCTCAAAACATTGTATCTGGCGGAACTATTACCACAGGCGCTATTAACTGTACGTCTCTTACAAGCTCAGGCGCAGTATCTGGCACAACAATAGGCGGTACAACAATAACCGCAGCTACTCAATTCACTGGTCCGGGTACAGGTCTTACTGGCACAGCCGCTAGTTTAACTGCTGGTAATGCAACTACAGCCGCAACAGTATCAACTACCGTAGCAAGCGGAGCAGTTGGCACAACTCAGACTGCTGGGGATAACTCAACAAAAATAGCAACTACCGCTTATGTAGCTACAGCTGTAACTAACGCTACAGGTTCTTTGGGAACAATGTCTACCCAGAACGCTAATAACGTAGCTATTACTGGCGGAACTATAAATGGTGTTACAGGTACAAATGCTGGTATGACCGTAGGTACGGCTACAACAGCTACAACAGCTACAACAGCTACAACAGCCACAACAGCCACAACAGCTACTACAGCTAACGCCCTTAATACTTCTAACGCATATCAAGGTACTACGTTTACTGCAACTACACAGTTTTCAGGTCCGGGCACAGGGCTTACTGGTACTGCCGCAAGTCTATCTATTGGCGGTAATGCGTCAACAGCTACTACAGCCACAAACGTATCAGGGACTGTAGCAATTGCAAATGGCGGTACAGGGTTAACTTCTGCTGGCACATCTGGGTATGTGTTAGCTTCTACTGGCTCTGCGTTAGCATATAAAAAACTAGGTCTTGGTATTACTGGCGAAGTTTGGAATAGTGTTACAGGTAGCCGAAGCTTAAGTACTACTTATACAAATAGCAATGCTTATCCAATTATGGTTAGTGTTATTGTAGCTGGTAATGGTAATATTACAGTTTCTGGAACGCTAACAATAGGCAGTATTACTGTAGCTACTGGGCTTCAAGCTGTTGGTGGCAATCAAGGAACAACTACCACTATAACACTCCCCGGAATTGTTCCGCCCGGAGTTACATATAGCGTTACTACATCTAATGCTTCAATATCTTCTTGGTCAGAACTTTATTAATTTATGTGTGAAACAGCATAAGGAAAAATTATGGCAGGTTCATTAGTAATAAGCACACTAAATAACGATACTGGGGTATTGGCTACTCAGAATGGCATGACGGGTATTGCTAAAGCGTGGGTTAATTATAACGGGGCAACACAAACTATTAATGCTTCTTTTAATGTTTCTTCAGTTACTAGAAGTAGCGCCGGCAGATATGTAGTTAATTTTACAACGGCTATGTCTAATGCTAATTATGCAACTCAGGCGTTAGCCCGAAGAAGTGGTAATAATGCAGACATAAACACAGCACTTACAGGGGTGTCAGAAGGTGGTGTATATACAACTGCTTCGGTTAGTATTACAACTGCAACTGCAACTGGGTATGCAGTAGTTGAGGCTGACATATTATGTGTATCAGTAGATGGAACTTAAAGGATAACTCATGGCAGGGACAATCGTAGCGGATACAGTACAAAACGGTGTTGGTGCAAGTACGTCAATGACTAATGTGGTCAGCGGGGCTTGCGTTGCTTGGGTAAATTTTTATGGGGTTACTACAACATCAATATATGCGTCTTATAATGTTTCTTCTATAACTAGAAATGGCGCTGGGGATTATACGGTAAACTTTACTAACGCCCTTACTGACGCAAACTATGCGGTAGCATTAATGGGAACAGTAGATATAGCAAATGCGGGATTACAATATTTTACGGGTATTAGAGCGTCTAGTGGCGTGCCGCAAACAAAAACGTCATCTGCTCTACGCATAGCAACTTTTTCATCAAGTACAGCATCGGTTGATTCACAAAATGAAAGCGTAATTATTCACAGATAATTTTTAAAAGGATTTTAAAATGGCACAAGTAATTATATTTACAAACGACAATGGCGGTGTATCAGTTTGCACACCTACCGGAGAATTATCTATTGAAACTGTACAAGAAAAAGATACTCCGGCTGGTTCAATTATTGTAGACTCATCCATACTGCCAAATTCTGATAATGACTTCTTTAATGCTTGGGAGTTAAGTGGCTCTACTGTATCAGTCAATATTTCCAAGGCTAAAGAAATTACTAAAGCAAGACTACGAGCAGAAAGAGAGCCATTGTTACAAGCTCAAGATGTTTTATTTCAAAGAGCCTTAGAAACTGCCTCTGATACAACTGCAATTGTGGCTGAAAAGCAAAGACTAAGAGATATTACTAACCAAGTTGATTCAGCAACAACTACTGCGCAACTTCGTGGGATGAAAGTAGAGGCTTAATATGGCTGTTTCTTTGTATGGTAGTGGACAAACAATAGTTCAAGTTGTTCAAGTAACTAAACTTGATAGGTTTTCTACAACAAGTACGTCATATACTGCCATTACTGGAATGTCGGCATCTATTACTCCATTTAGTACATCTAATAAAATTTTAGTAATGGTTGATATGAAAGGTGGGGCAGCAAATTCTTCAGGTGGCGGTGTTCAGTTATTAAGAGGCGGTTCAGCTATTTATACACCAGCCGCTCAAGGCTCAAGAAGGTTAGCAAGTCTATCTAGTGGGTATGATGTAAATACGTCTACAGTTGCACAAATGTCAGCAGTTTTTTTAGATTCTCCTGCTACAACAGCAGCAACAACTTATTCTTTACAATGCGTTACTAATGGTGGTACTTTTGGCGTAAATAGTTCTTCCGCTTATACAGATTCAACAGATAATATGGCTACTGTAAGTTCAATTACTTTAATGGAGGTAGCATATGCTTGATTATCATTTAATACTTAGAATAAATTATTTAGACAAACAATGGTCAATGAATGGCGATGATTATGAAGGTTTAAATTGGTTAGATTCTTCACCAAAACCAACTCAAGAAGAATTAGATGTTTTATGGGAATCTACACAAGCAGCAATAACCGCACAAGCCGCACAAGCACAAGCAACAAAAAATTCTGCGTTAGCTAAACTAGCGGCACTTGGATTAACCCAAGATGAAGTTAAAGCACTACTAGGATAGTATGGATTTGTTAGATACAATCTCTAAGATGTCTAGCCTTTTGATAGCGTTTGTTACGTTGGTTATTGTATTGGCTAAGATGCACAATCAAATTGCTGTTCTTGAGGAAAAAGTAAAAGCTTTATTTGACTTGGTAAACAAAAAATGAATATACAAGACATTTTAAAAGCAGTTTTACCTGTCATAGTGGCGGCACTTGCTTGGTTACTTGGTCAAGTGTCTGACTTCTCTACACGGCTGACTAAGATTGAAGGGCAGATGCCAGCACTAATTACTAAAGAAAACGTGCCGACTGACTCACCACTTTCAGCCGAAAAGCGCCATGCAATGAAAGAAGAAATTTATCGAGATATTCACCAGCTACAGGTTAAAGTGCAGTTACTTGAAGAAAGAGAAAAGAGGAAATAATGTTAGGACTCGATGCAATACTAAATATTGGTGGTAAGTTAATTGATAAGCTGATACCCGACCCGGAAGCTAAGGCTAAAGCACAGCTAGAATTAGCAACATTAGCCCAAAACGGAGAGTTGGCTCAGTTACAAGCAGATGTAAGCGAGCAACAAGAACTGACTAAACGGGTTCAAGCCGACATGATGTCAGACTCTTGGCTATCTAAGAACATTCGCCCAATGACGCTAGTATTTATCTTGGTAACTTACACTACTTTTGGTATGATGTCTGCATGGGATGTTGAGGTAAACAATAACTATGTTGAGCTGCTAGGTCAGTGGGGTATGCTCATTATGTCCTTTTACTTTGGCGGCAGGACCCTCGAGAAAATCATGGATATGAAAGGTAAAAAATGAATCTAACTGCTCACTTTACCCTTGATGAATTAACACATACTGACCACCGCACGTTAGATAACACACCAAATGATGATGAACTTAAAAACCTCACCCGTCTTGCAGAGTTTTTGGAGCAAGTTAAAACACTTTTGGGAAACAAGCCCATTATGGTTAATAGTGCTTTCCGCTCTAAACTGGTTAATGATGCTGTTGGTTCTAAAGATACTAGTCAGCATCGGATTGGTTGCGCTGCCGACATAAGAGTTCCGGGCGTAACTCCGGATGAAGTTGTGCAAGCCGTAATTGCTTCAGACTTAGCGTATGACCAGATTATCCGTGAGTTTGACAGATGGACTCACATTAGTATCCCTAATTCTATTCATAACTCACCCCGTAAACAAGCGTTAATTATTGACAAACAGGGAACTCGGTTGTATGCCACTGCAAAAACTACAGTTTAAACCCGGAATTAATCGAGAGGGTACTAACTACTCTAATGAGGGTGGCTGGTATGACTGCGACAAGATTCGGTTCCGTTCAGGCTTTCCTGAAAAAATAGGTGGTTGGTCACAACAAAATACAGCTCAGTTTTTAGGTACGGCTCGTTCTTTATGGACTTGGGTTGACTTAGCTGGTAACAACTATATAGGCGTTGGGACTAACCTTAAGTACTATATTCAGCTTGGTAGCTATTATGATATAACACCTATTATTACAACTAGCACTTTAGTTAATAAATGCGCCACGGCTTTTTCTACACTTAATGGTGGTATTACAGCTACTGCTACGTCCTTAGTTCTTACTTCTGCCGCAAGCTTTCCTACAACAGGCGGTATTATACGGATTGATTCTGAAGATATTTCTTACACAGGTGTAAGTACTAATACATTAACAGGTCTAGTTCGTGGTATAAACGGCACAACTGCCGCTATTCATAACACAGGCGCTAACGTAGGCGCATATACAGTAACCATAACCGATGTTGGTTATAACCCTTTTGCTGGGGATTACTTAACTATTACAGGTGGTTCGGCTTTTGGTGGCATTACACTTAGCGGTGAGTATGTTGTTACTGGGGTACCTACTTCTACTACCTATACAATTACTGCGGCTACATTTGCTACTTCTCAAGTAAGTGCTACGGGGGGTACTATTGTTGTTGCCTATCAACTTCCTGTAGGTACAAACATAGCTACGTTTGGTACAGGTTGGGGTACGGGTGGATGGAGCCGAGGTTCATGGGGTTCTGGCTATTCTTCTGTATTAAGTGCGCAATTACGCCTTTGGTCTAATGATAACTATGGGCAAAACTTATTTATTGCCCCCCGTACTGGCGCTGTATATTATTGGTTAGCTGCTGGTGGTACAGGTACAAGAGCGCAACCGTTAGATACTTTGGCTACTGCGGCTGGAGAAGACGGCACTTATGTACCTAACAATACGTTGCAAGTATTAACTGCGCCTATTCAACAATTTGTTATTTGTATGGGGGCAAACCCATATGTTTCTGGTACTCCTAATACAACATTTAATCCGCTACTTGTACGCTGGTCTGACCAAGCAAATGAATATCAATGGGTGCCAGAAGTAACTAATCAGTCAGGTGAGTTTGCGTTGTCTAATGGCTCAGAGATTATTGGTGCTAAATCAACACGACAAGAAATACTTATTTGGACAGATACCGCCCTGTATTCAATGCAATACTTAGGCGCTCCATATGTTTGGGGTTTTCAAATGCTAATGGACAACTTGTCTATTATGTCGCCTAATGCCATGATTACAGTCAATAACGTAACGTACTGGATGGGGCGTGATAAGTTCTATATGTATACAGGTCGAGTAGAAACCCTACCTTGTACCATCCGTCAGTATGTTTTCCAAGACGTTAACTTAGACCAGAATTATCAAATATTTGCGGCTTCTAACGAGGGGTATAACGAAGTCTGGTGGTTCTATGTAAGTAACGATACTGAAGGTAGTACGGTTATAGACAAGTATGTTATTTTTAATTACTTAGACCAAGTTTGGTATTTTGGTTCTATGTCCAGAACTGCTTGGTTAGATTCTAGTTTACAGTCTTACCCAATTGCTACTGACTATAACAACAGGATTCTTTTCCATGAGAGCAGTGTAAACGACAACGCAACTTCAGCTACTTTACCAATAACAGCGTACATACAATCTTCTGACTTTGATATTGGCGATGGGCATAACTTTGGTTTTGTATGGCGGATTCTGCCTGACCTTAATTTTAACGGCTCTAATGTTGACTCCCCGTCTGTAACAATGACTGTAAAACCTAGAGTTAACTCTGGTACGCCTTATGGTGCGGCTAATAACCCAACTGTACAAAGCTCTAACGTCTACAGCAACACACAGAACTTCTATAACATTCAAGAGTTTACTGGACAGGTTTATACCCGCATTCGTGGTAGACAGATGGCGTTTAAGATTGAGTCAAACACCGTTGGGGTGGCTTGGCAACTAGGTGCGCCTCGTATTGATATTAGACCTGACGGCAGAAGATAATGGTTACTCCTAATAAAACGATACGCCCATTACCGTTAAAAGCCCCGAACTTACCTATTGGTCCGCTTAACTATAATCAAGAATACATAAACCAGTTGCTCAACGTATTGCGGCTTTACTTTACTCAGGTAGATAACTTTTCTTTATCTTCATCTACACCTAATTCTGGAACAACAGCAAGTAGACCAACTGAGTATCTTTCTGTAGGACAGTTTTACTATGACACAACGCTTGTAAAACCAATTTATTGGAACGGAACTGTATGGAAAGATTCCGCCGGAACAACGGTTTAATATGATACTATATGAGAAATTAAACGAGGTCTAATATGAGTTTACACGCAGCTGCTAAACATATGGCTACTAAAGGACGTGGGTCCGATAGTATGCTGGTGCACATGACTCCAAAAGAAGTAAATGGATTGCAAGCGCTTGCTAAAGCTAGTGGTGGCTCGTTGACTATTAACCCTGATACTGGCTTAGTTGAAGCTGGGTTTTTATCTGATATTCTTCCTGTTATTGCCGCTGCTGGATTAACATATTTGACTGCTGGAGCCGCTGCCCCTGCTCTTGCTGGCGCTTTAGGTACTGCTGGTATGGGTGCCGCCGCCGCTACAACAGCTGGTGGTATCTTAGCAGGCGCTGGTTCTGGTGCTTTAATTAATGGCGGTATGGCTGCTTTGCAAGGTAAAGATGTTGGTAAAGCTGCATTGTCTGGTGGAATTGGTGGTGCTATATCTGGTGGTCTCGGTGCTTACGGAGATGCTAACGTATTTGGAGTTGGTGCTCCAACCCCTCCAACAGGCGAACTTGCTGGTGTAGGAAGTGCTGCTGTACCAGACTATAGCAGCGCTTTATACCAAAATCCACCCACTGCGGCTGCAATACCGCCTGTTGCGGCACCACCGGTACCAACACCAAACGCAGCGCAGTTGGTAGATAGTAGTATTTATGGTGGACAGGGCATGTCTCCCACCGATGCATTGACACAAAATGTTGGGCAAGCAGCACAACCCGCAATACCTAATGCCGTTAGTGCTGTTCCAAAACTAGACCCTTATGAAGTTGAAGGGTTGTCCGGAATGGCTAGAGATACCAATACTGCTTTAAATCCGGGCGGTATGACAAAACCCGGAGTTCTATCAGGCAACTATTACCAAGGTCTTGGCGAGGGTGGTGTAGACACAGCAAAAAAACTAGGTATTCAAGCATTACCTGTTATGTCTATGTTAGATGAACAACAAAGTCTTGTACCTACCGCAGAAGACCCTAGTAGATTAAAGCGTATATCTCCTAACTTCCGAGCACAAGAAGCAGTAAAACCAGACCCTTATTACAGAGCAAAATATGCGGCAGGTGGCGGTTTAATGGACCTACGCCCTCAAACAAACTTTGCTAATCCCGCAGCTTCTGAAATGGGCACTTCGCAGTATTCTATGGCTACAGACCCAATGAGCGGAAACATTGCACAACGCATGGCGGTGGGCGGAAGTACGACTAAAAAGAAAAGAGCAACATTAACTTCTGACAGAAGTTTAGCGGCAATGGACCCATATGAAGCTGGGCTTGCAAATCTTAATAACGCTCGTTATGGCGCAAACATGGCTGGTATTAGTAGCCCAACTGCAATGACTAGACTTGGTGAAATACCCACTGCGGCTGGTGGCGGTTTATCCCATTTAGGAAGTTATTCGGATGGTGGGCGTATGCTTAAAGGTCCGGGCGATGGTATGAGCGACAATATTCCAGCTATGATTGGTAAGAAACAACCTGCTCGTTTAGCTGACGGTGAATTTGTTGTACCCGCAGATGTAGTTAGTCATTTAGGTAATGGTTCTACCGATGCTGGAGCCAAGAGGTTATACGCTATGATGGACAAAGTAAGGCGTGCAAGAACAGGTAAAAAGAAGCAAGCTCCTGCGGTTAATACTGGCAGGTTAATGCCAGCATGACGTTAAGTGTAAGGGTTATCCCTAGTAATAGTGTTAGCCAAAACTGGCATTTAGTTGAGGCGTTTATTAAAAGTGCGGAAGAAAAGTTTGGTGGGGCTGAGTATACAACTGAACAGATTAAAGTTTACTTAGTACAAGGGCAGTGGATGTTGTTGGTAGCAGTTGATGAAAGTAACGAAATACACGGCGCAGCTACCGCATCATTTATTAATTACCCTAATGATAGAGTTGCATTTGTAACTGCTGTTGGTGGAAAATTAATGATAAACCCAGAAACTGTTTTGCAGATGTGTGAAATATTTAAAGCTAACGGCGCTACCAAAGTTCAAGGTGTAGCAAAAGAATCGGTAGCAAGGTTATGGAAACGGTTTGGCTTTGAAGAGAAAGCAATTTTAGTGGAAACTAAACTATGAATATGTTAAAACTTTTTACGTGGTTACTAGTAGACCAATTTAAACTCAGCTTTGGTGGCGGAGGTGGGGGCGGTCCGCAAACTTCTACAACCAATACAGCTAACGTACCTGAATACGCTAGACCGTATGTAGAGAACATGTTGGGGTCTGCACAGACGCAGATTTATAACGATGACATGACGACTTTTCGTCCGTATACACCATTTAGCAAAGACCCTAACGACTATACGGCAAGTTATTCGCCTTTACAACAAAACGCACAACAAGGTGCTGCTAATTTACAAACTCCAAGTCAATTTGGTGCAGCTACTAATTTAACAGGTCAAGCAGCGTTAGGTTCTTTAGGTGCAGCCGACCAATCAACTGGTTTACAACAACAAGCGTTGGGTTACGGCAATGCTGGCGCTTTATATGGTGGGGCTGGAGCTGAATACGGCGCACAAGGTTCACAACAAGCTGCACAAGCAGCTCAACAAGCGGCACTAGGCGCAGGACAATACGGTGCTCAAGGCAATAGAGCTGCTGGACAAGCGGCTGGTTTATCTAGTTTATACGGTAATTTAGGTTCACAAGCTGGGCAACAGGCTTCGGGTTTATCTAATATGTATGGCGGGTTAGGTGCGCAAACTGGGTTAAGTTATGGTCAACAAGCGCAAGACCCCAGCGCAGTTCAAGGGTTTATGAACCCGTATATTCAAGCTTCATTACAGCCACAACTTGCTGAGATGGAACGGCAGTATGGTATTAGTGGCGCACAGCAACAAAGTCAAGCCGCTAAGTCTGGTGCTTTTGGTGGAAGCCGTGAAGCATTAATGGCTGCGGAGAATCAGCGTAATAAAAATACAGCTATGAATCAAGTAATTGGTCAAGGCTATAACCAAGCATTTAACAATGCTCAGCAACAAATGGCTCAAGCCGCTCAGCTTGGTATGCAAGGCGCTGGTATGGGGTTACAAGGCGCTGGACAGGCTGGTTCTCAAGCTATGCAAGGCTACGGCATGGGTTTAACAGGAGCTAATCAAGCTGGTAATTTACGTTTACAAGGTGCTCAAACTGGACTTCAAGGAATAGGGCAACAGCTTGCTGCTGGTAATTTAGGTCTTGCCGGTACTGCGCAAGGTATGCAAGGTGCTGGTTTAGGTATGCAAGGTGCGCAAGCTGGTATGCAAGGCGTTCAAGGTGCGATTGGTGCTGGGCAGTATGGTTTACAAGGTTTAGGTCAAGCTGGGCAAATGGGTAATCAGCTTGCTAATATTGGTCAGCAACAGCTAGCTGCTCAACAAGGTATTATTAGTACACAGAATCAAATGGGTGCGCAGATGCAAGCTCAAGAACAACAGAAGATTAATCAACAGATTCAAGATTACGCTACACAACAGCAGTATCCGTTTATGCAGTTGGGTATTATGAACTCGTTGCTACGTGGATTACCACTGCAAACAACCACAACTCAATCGTATCAGGCACAACCCGCTTTAGGACAACAAGCTCTTGGTTTAGGACTTGGTGCTTTGGGCGCATCTAAAGCGTTTGCTTAAGGAAAGAACATGATTAATCCGTCTTCAGCCCCTACTTCCCCTAACGCTATGCCAGCAGGTTTAGGAGCGTTAACTCAAATGGGACCAACGCCTAGAGGTAAAAGCCCTAGTAATATGGGTCAAGTTATGGCACTGGCTCGTAAAATGAGCGACATGCAGTTAGCGGATGTTTTACAAGGTAAAAGTTTAGCTGTTCCACAGTTTGCAGCGATGACCGAAGCTATGGGGCGCAAGAGCTTGCGCAACGCTATGCAAGGGGCTGAAGCACAAATGCAGGCTAAACAGCCTAGCGTTAAAGATAAATTACTTGCCGAAGAAGCCGCACAACAACTACCTGAAGCTAGCGGCATAGGTCAAATACCTGCTCCTAATATGGAGTCAATGGGTATGGCTGGTGGCGGTATTATTGCGTTTGATGATGGTGGCGAAGTCCCTCGTTTTCAAAACAGAGGGGCTGTTAGTTTAGACGAGTTAACTGATGAAGAAATTAGAGCGCTATCAAAACCGGCTATGTTTAACGCAGAGAAACCTTTTCCTGCATTAAAAAGGCGTGTTGCAAGTGAAAAAGAACGGCAGATGCTTGACCCGTATGGTATGGCAGCTAATGCGCCTAAAGCACCACCGGGGGGAGTTCCATTAGTATCAGAACCTGCCGGTGCTGAAGTAGCTGTTCCTCCAGTAGCCCTTAATGCTCCCCCTGTTCCTAATGCTGCCGTTCCTAATGCAGCTACTCGTCCTACTGGTGGTGGCGGTGGTTCTCCTGTAGTTGACCCTTTTGCGGCTTTAAATTTTGATACGTCAAAATACGATGAAAAATACAAAGCGTTATTTGGCGCAGACCCTACGTTTACAAAACGAGATAGTCCTTATTACGGCATGAAATATGAAGGCGAAGACGCTGGCAAAGTAAAAGAACAAGGTATTGGTTTTGGTTTAATGAAAGCTGGACAAGCATTACTTAAAAATCCTACGTTTGCTGGTGGTTTGGGCGATGCTATAGGTGCGTTTGGTGACCAAGGCTGGTTAACTGCTAAAGAAATTAAAGCCGCTAAGAAAGATGAGCGTGACTACAACTTTAATATGGCTAAAGCAAATGAGTTGTTTGAGCAAGGTGAAGGAGACAGAGCACTTAAAATTCAAACATTAGCTCAAGCTAAACAAGCAAAAGTAGCAGAACTAGGACTTAGCGCATTAAAGAATGAAATTGAAGGACTCAGCGCAAAAGATTTAGCTAAATACAGAAAAGACTCTTTAGACGTACAAAGAATGCAAATTAACCAACAAACGCCCGAAATACGCAATGCTTTGTTTGCTTATCAAAACCCAAATGTAGCTCCTTTTATGTCTTCTGTTGCTAGAGCGCAAGGTACGTATACAATCGAAAAAGCAGTTGATGATTTTAATAGATTAAAAAAAGAAGCGGCTGAAAATCCAACACTAGCAAAAGACCTTAAAAGTTTAGGAATAAATTCACCATATGAATATCAACAATACGTACTGCGACAAGGTACAATGGGAAGTGGCGGTAGTACACCACAAAGCCAAGCGCTTGCTATAGCAAAAGAACGTGGTCTTATTAAATAATTTAGCTTTTGAGAAAGCCTAAAACATGGATTTGAGCAAACTCTCAGACAGTGACATACTTGCGCTAAGTAATAATAATTTAAGGGCTATGTCGGATGCTGGATTAAAACTTCTTGCATCTGATGAAGACAAACCAAAAGCTAGAAAAGGACTTGGCGCTGCTCTAAGTAAAGGTACAGAAGCTACAGTAGGTGGTTTAGGAACCGGTTTTAAAGGACTTTTTAGTCCCGAAGAAGCCGCTAAACAAGGTTTAGAACGTAGTAAAGCACTTAACGAAAAATACGAAGAACAAGTTAGTTTAGATAAACTAAAAGAAGCCTACGAGAAACGTGGGTTTACTGGTGCAGGCGGCGAATTATTACGTCAAATTCCTTTAGCTATTGCTGAACAAGCGCCTAACATAGCTACTACTGTTGGTGGTGCAAGAATTGGTGCTGGTTTAGGTTCATTTTTTGGTCCTGTTGGCGCTGGTATCGGTGCTTTAGGCGGTGCAGTTGCCCCTAGTTTATTGCAGATGTTTGGTAGTAACATAGAACGCCAAGCTGCTACACAAGAAGAAGCTGGTCAACCAATAGATATTAGCCGTGCCCGTGCATTGAGCGCTGCTGTACCGCAAGCTGCGTTGGAAACAGCCGCTAGTGTTATACCACTAGGTGGTAGAGTTGCTGGCAAAATATTTGGTCCGGAAGTTGAAAAGCTATTGGCTCGTGGTGGTACTAAAGCGGCTGAGAAACTAGCCCAAGAAAAGTTTGCAACAACAGTAGGTAAAGGTCTAGCTACCGGCGCTATTGCAGAGATACCGACTGAGATTGCACAACAGGTTTTGGAAAGAGCGCAGGCTGGGCTAGACTTAACAAGTAAAGACGCATTAAAAGAATACGGCGAGACAGCATATCAAGTTGGGTTGTTAGCCCCGATTGGTGCTGGTGGGCGTTTTATAGATAAGTCTGGCGCTAAAACTAAAATAGCCGCCGAAAATAAAGAAAAAGAAGCTAAGCTAGCCCAAGAACAACAAGCGCTTAAAGAACAAGAGTTATTAGCTAAACAAGCTGAAGAACAGCAACTAGCGCTACAGCAAAGACAACAAGAAACAGGTGATTTATTTGGTGATGCTGCTTTACAGACCGAAGCTACAGGTAAAAAATTAGTTGAAGGGGCGGTAAGTCCGTTAGCTAACCAACCTGAGTTATTTCAAATAGGCGTAAATGAGAAAAACGAACCAATATATGGCGCTAGACAAACTGCTCCCGATACTCGCACAGTAGCAGAACGTGAAACTGAAGCCAACAAACCGCCTGAAATTACACCTCAAGAAATATTTAAACAACATGACTCACTTAAAAAATATGTAGATGACTTACAAGATAGGATAGCTAAAGCTGCAACTAACGGCGAAACAGATGTTCTTCCTGATTTAAGTGCGCAGTTATCTAATGCACAGAAAGCGTTAGTAGAATCTAACAAGCGTGTTAAACAAACAGCGCCCGTAGAACAGGCTGGTGAATTAAAAACTGCTGAATTAAAAGGTCAATTACGTAATAAAATTGCTGCGCTTAAAAAAGCAGGCGAGCTTGGCGACTTTACAGCTATTGGTAAAATAAGTAACGAAATTAAAGAAATTCAAACTAAGCTTAAGGACTTACCTCAAGGTGAAGATTTAATTGCTCAAGCAGAACGCTTAAAAACAGAAGCCGTAGCTCAACAAGGCGAACAACTACAGCAACAACAAGAAGATTTGTTTGCTCAGGTAGCTAAACCAGAGCCTAAAAAAGAACAGGCAAACCAAGAAGTTTTAGACCGTTATCAAAAAGGCGTACAAGATATTGAAGATGCGTATGCTGCTGGCGCAACTGAAAGAACTATTAATAATTTAATAGACGAGCTACGTAAAACTGCTGTTGAAAAAGAAGCAAGTAAAGCCAGCATTGTATCGGGCGAAACAGTAGAACAACAAGCACAACGGGTTGATAGAGTAAACAAAGCTCTTGAAGCAGAAAAAGTTAGATACAACGAAGCTAAATCCGATGAAGAAAGAGCCGATGCGCTTAAAAATATAGGCGTTTTACAAGATAGGTTAGCTACTGCTGAAACTGAACGTGCGCAGGGTAGACCCGAAGTTGCTGAGAAAGACGCATTTACCCGACAAGAAGAAGCTAAACTTAATGCTATTGAAACAGTAAGACAGCTTTTAAGTGGCGAATACTTTAATAGTAAAAACGTAGACGTAGCATCGTCTATGAAACCCCAGTTAGAAACAAAAATACAAGAAGCTGGTAATGAATATGCTAAAGCAGCTATTGATGAAATTAACGCTGTACGTGCGCAATCTAAACAACAGTCGCTTTCAACTGATGACGGGTTAAAACTTACAACTGCTATACAAGATATATTTGATAGTATTGCTAGAGACCCTACGTTTTTTGCAAACAGAACTACAAAACTAAGACAAGACTTAGCAGTATCGGAACAGTCTTTAAAAAATAGCAATTCTCCAGAAATAAAAATTTTATTAAACGCTAAAATTAACGCTATTAAAGCGCAAATAGAAGACGCAAGTAAAAAGCAACAAGCTAACATAAAGACTTTTGAAGACTCTCTTGAACGTGTTAAAGCAGACTTTTTTAAAGGCGCTAGTAAAGTACAACGTGGACCAGAAGTATTACGTCAAGAACGCAACCCTATTGAGATGTTGCGTACAGAACAGGCTAAGAAAAAACCTAATCCTAATGTTGTTGCAGGGTTAAAACGTGAAATTGAAGCTGGTAAAAAAGAAGATGACCGTATAGCAGCTGAAAAAGATAAGCAAGAAAAAATAGCTACGGAACAAAAAACTCCGTCAGGCGTTAACCCCGACCAGCTTAGTTTATTTGGCGAAAAAGCGCTTGAGCCACTTGCTACCGTTCGTGCTACTCCTGAAAATTTTAGAAAGTTTTTAAGTTCAAAAGCTGTATTTAGGCTAAGAGAGTTAATTAAACAAGCTCAAGAAAAAACACAAGAAATTATAGCAAAAGTTAAACAAAAAGAAACGCAGCCAAACCAAGGTAAAGTACGTCAGCTAGAAGCGTTACGTTTAAAAATAGAAAACATAAAGCTTGGTCGTCCTCCCGAAGTTTACGTGCCTACCGCTAAAGATAAAAAGCGGTTACCAGCTGCCCGCATTACTGCAAATATTGAGCGCTCTAAGAAAGAACTTGAAAAATACACTAGTAATTTAAAAAGTTTACAAGAACAAGAAAAGCAACTTGCAGGGGAAATTCGTGGTAGCGGAGCAGAAATTACTACTTTGTTTGATGACTTGCAAGCGCAGCGTTCTTTTGTTGAAGAACTTTTTAAAGTAGAAGAAAACGCTAAAAACTTACAAGATAATGCTGCACAGCTATTTAATCAAAGACAAAACTTACTTAAAACAATACAGAATATTAAAGGGGATATGCGAAGAGCATATCAAGGCATATCTGTAAGTGCCGATATTATTAAAACTAGAAAAGCGTTAAAAAAAGAAAAAAATATTGAGCAAATAAACAGTTTAAATAAATTTTTAACTTCCTTGTTAGCAAAGAAAGAAGACAAAAATGACACACTTTCAAATTACAGAGCTAGGCTAAAAGAAGCTGAAAGTACGTTAAAGGAATTAGATGAGGGCGGTCCAGAAGTTAGAGCTAAAGTTTTAGCAGAAGTAGATAGTCTACACGCTCGAGCAAGACAGTTACTAGACGCAAACGTAACAGAAGAAAAAGCTTTATTGGATAGGCTAGAAAAAAGATTTGAAAAAACAAAACAACTTTCTCCTGAAAACAAAGAGTTTATTAATAAACTAGAAGAAGAACGTAAAAAAACTGGAATTAACGAAATTGCTGCTGAAAATTTATTGGCAAAACGCTCAAAAGAAAGAAGAGAAGCCGAACAAAAAGCAGCAGAAAACTTAGCTAAACTGCCAAGCATACGTCAAGAAATTATTACAACTAACATTAAAGCTCCCGGTTCTGATGTAAAAGGTACACGTAAACAAATTATTAAAAAAGCGGCAGCTAAAACAAAAGAAGAAATAGCTGAAGACTTTAAGCAAACGGCTATTGAAGCTGCTCGCCAAATGGCTGAACTTAAAAAGATGCAAAACAACAGCCTTAAGTTAAAAGAAGTTAAAAAAATTGAGTCACAACTTAAAAAAGATTTAGCTGCTAAAAAAGAAGAAATTCAAAAAGATATTACTAACCTTAGCGCTTTAACAAAAGCACTAGAAACAACTAAAACGTCTAAAGGTAAAGCCGAGTTACAAACGCAATTAAATACGCTTAATAAAAATATTGAAACTAAACAGCTTGGTAAAGCTGTTGATATTATTGAAGGTAATTTAAAACTACTTAAGAGTGTTGGGTCAGATGTTGAAAGAGCGTTAACTGTTTTGGGCAATATGCCTGCTAGAACTGAACGTAAAAAACCATTAAAAACTGGCGTTTCTAAAGTTGAAAAAGATTTTGAAGAATCGGGTGCTCTTAAACGCTATGGCGATGAAAAGTACGTAGATTCAGGGTTAGAAAAAGAACAATACGACAGTATGTTTAACGACATTCGTAACAGAGATGTTGATTTCCGTATTGAAGAAACTGATAAAAACGCTACGCCATTAACTAAAGTTCAAGTTGTAGACGTTCTTTCTAGAATAAAAATGCCTAAAGGGCTAAATGTTCTTGTACTAAACAAAGTACCTGCTGAATTAAAAGCTCAGTTTGAAGCTATGGGGCATGATGCAAGTAAAGTTAAAGGGTGGGTATCCCCTAACGGTACTGTGTTTATTGTTGCTGAAAATCATACAAGTATTCCAGACGTTAACGAAACAATTGCGCACGAACTTATTGGGCACCTTGGTGTTGAGGCGTTGCTTGGTGAAAAGGGTATGCGCTCTTTAATATCTAAAATTGTAGACCAAGATGGCGGTATAATAGAGTTAGCTAAAAAACTTGGCATAATTCCGGAAGTTTACGGTACATATCATGCCGCTAAAAACCAAGGGCTATCTGAGTTTGAAGCTCAATCTGCGGCTGTACGTGAACTGCTTGCGCATACTGCTGAAAAAGAACCTAACAAGTCAACGACTCAAAAAGCTAAAGATTTTATTAAGCTAGTTGTTGCATATGTACGTGATGGGTTACGTAGACTTGGCGTTAAGCTAGACGTATCTACAAGCGATGTGTACAAAATAATTTACAAAGCACGTAAGAGTTTTGACTCCATTACGCCCGGAGCGTTTGTTAATACTGACGGCGCTATTAGATTTAATGTAGCTCGCCCTAAAGCTACCCCTGCGTTTGAAGGCGTATTAAACTCTACTAAAGGTATTGTTGCAGAACAAAAAAGTTTAAAAGATAAAATTCTTGGTGAGGCTGCGGGTTTAATTTTTGAAACTAAATATATTGATAGATTTGCTCCTGTACAAAAAGTATTTGAGCATATGAAAGAATCTTTAAGAGCTACGCAAGTAATGTACTTCTTGCGTATGGCAGACCAGCGTATGGCTTTTACGTCTGAAGTATTGTCTAAAGGACCGCTTGACCTTGTACCGGCTAAAGATGGTAAAGGTTTTATGATTGAAAGCCAAAAAGGAACTAGCTTTATAGACGTAGTTAATGCATTAAAGCCTGCTAATGTTGGAGATGTTAACGCTACTAACCGTGTATTTACAATGTATTTGCTTGCTAAACGTGCGGCTGACCCTAAAGTAGGCTTAGCTAAACTAAATTTCTCAGGCAAAATAACACAAAAAATGCTTGATGATGCAATATCAACAGTTAACAGCGACCCTGCTACTAAGGCTGCGTTTGAAAATGCGGCGGCTATTTATGCTAAGTACAACGAAGGGTTAATTAATTTTGTAGTTAAGTCGGGCGCAATTAGTAAAGACATAGCTGACATAATGCTTAAGAACAAAAATTACGTTCCGTTCTATCGTCAAAAAGAAGACGGCTCGGTAATGTTAGAGATTGGTGGGGCGCCTGCTATTAAGATTGGTAACTTAGCAGACCAGCCATACTTGCATGAACTTATTGGAGGAGACCAACCAATATTTGACGTGTTTACCAGCGCATTACAGAACACATCTATGCTTACCGATATGGCGTTGCGTAATATAGCTACTAAGAATACAGCTAATGCGCTTGCTGAACTTGGGTTACTAGATTCAACTAAAACCGGCAAAGATAACGGCATACACAAGGCAACTAAAGATAGCCAAGGACCAACAGGACCTGATGTTATACACTTTAAAGAAAACGGCATAAACTATTGGGCACGAGTAAAATCAGAATCCGCAGGTGTGCCGTCTCAGTTATTGGTTAAAGGGCTAGAAGGCGTTAATACTTCGTTACCAAACATAGTTAAAATTATGGGCGGTTTCTCAACTACTCTACGTAAATGGGTTACTCGCAACCCTGCTTATAACTTACGTCAGCTTGTACGTGACCCGCTAAACGGCGTAATTGTTGCCGGTCTTGACACAACGCCTATTGCAAGTTCGTTAAAAGAAGTTTACAAAATGGTTAGGGGTAAGAGCGAAGGCGAAGCTATTTTGGGAAGTCGTGGTATTTTAGGCGGTCAAGTACTGACTGGTACGGCAGAAGATATGCAGCTTATGCTTAAGTCAATAATGTCAGGCGAAAAGGGCTGGGATTACCGTATGGCTCAGTTAGATATGCTGGCTGTTAAAGGTGATGCCGCTACTCGTGTTGTTATGTACAACAACTACCTCAAGCAAGGGCTTTCAGAAATAGAAGCCACGTTGGCTACGCTAGAGTCTATGAACTTTAGTAAGCGTGGTATTTCGTCTAGTTTATTTATGGTATCTACAATGGTGCCGTTTATGAATGCACAGATTCAAGGTTTGAATGTTTTGTATAAGGCGTTTACTGGCAAGATGCCGTTTAACGAAAAGCTACAGATTAAGAACAAGTTAGTACAACGTGCGTCTATGCTGTTTGCTTCTTCTGTTATGTATGCATTAATGATGCAAGACGATGAGGCTTATCAAAATGCAAACGATGATGAGAAGTATGGCAACTGGTTTATGTACTCACCGTTCTCTGATGAACCACTTAAAATACCTATTCCGTTTGAGGTAGGTTTCTTGTTTAAAGCTGTTCCCGAAGCGCTTGTTAATTTAATGTACGGTGATGATAAAGCTAGAGATGTAGGAAAAGCGATTGCTAAACAAGCATTTAATGCCGTGCCTAATATAACTCCGCAAGGTATTAAGCCTGCTGTTGAGGCTTTATTTAACTACTCGTTATTTACAAACAGAGAAATTGATTCCGATAGAATGATGCGGTATGAGCCGGGCGAACGCTATAACGAACGTACTACTGAACTAGCCAAACTTGTTGGTGGGGCGTTTAACATATCACCAAACAAAATTGAGTATTTAATGCGTGGTTATTTTGGTTCTGTTCCAATAGCGCTTGCCTCGATGGCTAACCCTATTCTTCGTACAGGCGAAACTGGTGAACAGCCTGAGAGCCGTGGTATTGCAAGTAGCGAGACTCCTATTATTGGTACGTTCTTCCAACCTAAAGATGCCGGTGGACTTATTAACCGTGCTTACAAAGACATGGAAGAAATTGAGCAGTTTAAACAAACGTACAAAAAAATGGTTGATGAAAACCGTATGAGTGAAGCCGAAGCATACTTAGACGCAAATGCCGATGCTATTTCTATGGGGTCTATGGCAGGCAGATTCCGTAAACAAATGGGCAATTTAACTAACCAAGAACGTGCTATTAGAACAGACCCTGATATGTCCGCAGGTCAAAAACGTGAAGCGCTTGATGAACTTAGACAGATTAAAATAGAAACAGCTAAATTTTTCTCTAGCGCACGCGGGTGAACATAACGCCTAGCCGTCCGTCTATAGTGCCGTACTCGGCTTTGCCTAAACATCCATGATGTATTGCCGCACTTAGTCCGTTTTGTTTTGTCTCGTCTAGCTTTAATGTAGGTACAAAAAATACCCCTTTGATAGGGGTATTTTTCCAAGGGTAAAACACTTTAATCTTCGATGTCATTCTCGCTAATGGGTCGTGATATGTGCATTACGTTTACCCGCATGGTAGGACCACGAGTCTTAGATAACATGTCTTTGCGCATGTATTTAACCTTGTAGTTTGGTAGCTTCTCAAGCCCGTCTTTAAAGTCGGAGTACCCATAACTCATGCCTACGCAATGGTTCTTAAGCAACTGCTCTTCAATAAAGTAATCTATGTGTCCGGGTATCATATTATGCTCAACCCGTCCTGCTACATCTGACCTCGTTAACGACTGGTCTACTTCTTTACCACCGCCTAGCATAGCGCTTATAGTACCTTCAACTGCTTTTACCACAACGAATTTACCAAAGAACTCCCTAGTGTATGCGTTCAATATGTCTTCTGGCGTGCGCACACTGCCATGAATAATCCCACGGGCGCCGTATACCATTAAACGTAGGACATCCATAATTGGACCTTTGGGTACATCAATTAAGTTAGCGTAGTTCTTGCCAAGCAGTTGTAGTACGGTTAAGATGCACGCATTACCCGCAATCCAGTAACGCTCGTCTGCATTAGCCTCAAACTCAACCTTGATACGATCTTGGTTTTCTTTAACTAGAGCCTTGGCAACCTCATGGTTTTTTACCAACCAACGAATCAATTCACGACCTACCACACCATAGTTTTCTTTTAGTAATCCAAGCGTAGCCTCTTCTTCGGGATTCCACTTTAGCTTTTTGGTTAGCTGTAACTCAAGCAGACGGAACATCTCGCCCTGTGATGCGTGCTTACGAGAACCCGACAGAAAGTCCATGACGTGCGTATTGGATGATAAAAGAACTAGTAATTTCCATGTTGAGGTATTGATGCGTTCTTCGTTAGAGCCTTGCTTCATCCTGTCTTTGCCTTTACCCTGCGTTAAATCGAGTAAAAACTCAGGCAACCATTCAAAATCTTCACGGCTCTTGCTAGTTGTTTCATCAATAATAAACGGCAGACTGTTAAGTAAACCCTGTCTTTGTTGCGATGCAACAATAGATGTGCTTTGAGTTACACGATACCCTTCGGGATGTCCAAAGAAACTAGCCGCTAACTCTAGCGAAAGTGACTTACCTGTACCTGATTCAGAAGAACCCAAGTGATATACACAGCCGTTAAACTTGGTAAAGTTCATCAGCAAGGATGCCGGTCCAACTAAAGCCATTGCCAATACCTGCCACTCCCCACGAGCAATCAACATGTTAAATACTTTTTTCCAGTTGTCTATTGTGCCAACGGGTTTGGTTGACTGATTGATGTTGTCTAAGGCAGGAGTTGGTACATACGTTTCTTTGCCGTTGGGGTAAAAGACGGTGCTACTATAAACAAACGATTTATCGCTTTGCCACCCACAGTTATTGGGTATTTTGATTGGGCGTTTATTGGCGCTAGCATACTCAACGCAGGCACGGACGTACTCAAACAAGTGTTTATCGTTACCTGAACCATACGCAGCTATGATATTTTGATTGGCTAAATGCTTAACTGTCTCATCTTTACTCACCACAGCACGTTGTGGAATTAAAATATCAATCGGTCCTTCCGGTCTGAACGCAACCATGTGCGCTAGATGGTCGCCACCATTATTAAGAATATCCATCGCAAACAAGTCATACGGCAACAACATAGTCTGTTTACGTGCTTTCTTGCCGTCCTCGTCTTCAAGCATCCTGTCCATAAAAATACCGCCTTTAGCGCCATAAGTGTACCCCTTCGGTGGAATAGGTTTGCTTATGACAATCTGCTCGGCTTGTGGCTCGGCTGATTCAATTATAATTTCTTTGGCTTCGGTATTGGTATTTATTTCTCGCCCAAGGGCTAGTGGGTTAGTGATTTTGTTGAAGTGTGGGCACGTTTCGCACACACCCGGATTTGCTTCATCTAGCTTAATACATGCATAAGGACCTTTAATAGCGTGCCACTTCTGCGCATGTCTTTCGGGTTCATAAGGGTGTAGGGCTGATAAAGCTAAGCCTTCATCCTCGCCGTCTTCACAATACTTGGCTATGCTTAGTATGCCACGCCACAACGGCTCCATGCCATCTTGACTTGCGTGTTCACGATAATAATTAATCTGACCGCACTTGTCCCCAATATTAGACATCAAGGTAAAACTATTTTCTATTAACGTAACGCTATTGGCGTTGGGTATAGCTTTCGGACGTTTGCCTGTTAACTGCAATGCGGGTAAACCCTCATACGCTGAGCCGTTCATTTTTTCTTTAAGCGCACCAGCTATGGTTTCAAAGTTAAAAGTCTTGGGCGATGACTCCACCATAATCTTAACTTTGCGTGGCTTAGCTTGTTTGTAGTTACTTGTGTCGGGCACACGTAGAATACGAGCCGCATCGCCTGTAACCATAGCGTCAATCTTAAGCCCTTGTTTAACGCACAAACGCTTTAAATTCTCAGCAACAGGTTTCCAAACAGCTATATCGACTTCTTCTGCAAAAGCCCAATATACATGCAAGCCACCACCACTAGAAATAATCCAAGGCGTGCCTAACTCAGCCAAAGCCGTTGTGGAGAGGAACGTGTCCAAAGCCTCTGCCGCTTCTGCCTTAGTTGCGTAGCCCTTACCATCACCACAATCAATATCCAAGAATAAAGACTTAATCTTTAGGGCGTTCTCGGTTAAGCGTTTGCCCTTGTCGTTGAACGTGGCTAGTGCGTAAAATGAGTTGTATCCTTTTGAATCAAACGCCATAGCGGCGTTGTACAGCTCGTCAATCGTTTGCACGAAGACGTGTTCTTTTTTAGCTGTGCTAATTTCAACTGCGCAATACGCACCCGAAGTAGGTAGCACAGTCGCTAGGAATTCCTGCGACGTCATATATACCCCTCGAGTTTAGTATTTTAGTTTGTCACTTAGCCGTTTAATTAACTCTTTTTGGTAGTCTTCGTTTAATCCACCATTGTTAACATACTCCTCAGCGAATCGCACAAGTTCTTTGTCTGAGAGGGTTCTTGGGTGTATTGTTGTTACTTGTTCGCTATGCATTTTCTCATTGCCTCTTCAACTGTACGGCTAGATTGTAGTATGTTCAACAAAGACTGAACGCTGTTTCTGTATGCGGGTGTTACATCCGTTCCGCTAAACCAGTTGTAAACAGTTTGCCTTGTTGCGCCTGTAAATTTTGCTATCTCAATAACTGGGAAGTTTAAACTAATTGCCCAACGTCCTAGCTGATTGCCTAGCGTTTTGGGTGCTACTTTTGTAGTCTGTTTTATTGTATCTGAATAAGCCATGATTTTCTCGTTAAGTTGTGGGTGGGGGTACTAGCGTGCGAATTGATAAAACTACAGGCTGTTTAGCGTCGCCGAGCCGACGTGTTCCCCGCTTTCCCCCCGTAACTATCTACTCATAATAATACGCAGAATATGGTACGTCAAAGTTATCCCTAGGCTTATGCATAAAAACCCTATACGGTAACTCGCTTTCAGTTAAAAAAGCTGACGGGTTTTGCTCTTTAATAAACTTTATAGTTTCATCCAACAACTCGTTTGGTTTCCCAAACAGTGGATTATCCATGTTATTTATCCTAGGGCTACGTGCAACTGCCTTTAACCTATCCATTTGCTCTTGCGTAAGTTTACTCATCATCCCACTCCGATACAGTAGCCGCTAAACTACCAGCTTTCTTTTGCGGAACAGCGTTAGCTTTTACGGCAGGCTTGCGCTTCTCAGGCTCGTCTACCTCAGCTTCTTCCTCAGCCATCGGCTTTAGTTTAGGCAAGCTAGGCTTTTTGCCCTCTAATGCTAGCGGCTTATCAGTCTTTGCAAACGTAACTGCTACTGCGTTCTTGGCTTCTACTGACGCACCCTTGGCAACAGTAACCTCATACTCCTCATCTTCTAACCAACGTGCAGGTTGAAAGAACAGCTTGGGCACAGCCGCTTTAGTATCAAAACGTAGACGTGTAACTAGTGTCTCAGGGTTGATGTTTTGAGCCGCTAAGTAACGAGCGTATGCCTGTAACGGACGCTTGTCGCCTTCTTCTTTACCAAAGATTGACGTAGCCGCTAGAGTTAACTGCATAACATCACCTTCAATGTCGTTAGCTAATACCACAGCAAGTCGTTGTGAAAACCGGCAAGCCTTGGAATCGCCCTGACCAGACCCTTTTACATTCATTGGGCATGATGCGCAGTTGCTATGCTGTGGCTCATCAATTGATGCGTCGGGTGTATCGCCATCGGCTGACCAACAATCAGGGCTCTTAGTCTCGCCCTCAACGTACTGTGATGCGTAGAACGTACGGCTGATTTTTGGTGCCGCATTAACAATAACAACATCTAAATGGCGGTCGTCGATAGATGTGATTTCTTTACCATCTGCCATCAGACGGAATACACCGCCCTTGATAGAGATACGTTTACTACTGCCAGTGTTTATTCCACCCCCTGCAAGGCTCTTGGCTAGTGTTGATATTTCCCCTTTTTTAGCAAATGCGGGGGTTTTGGCAGGATTAAAGTTGGCTAGTTCGCCCATTTGTACAGCTCCTTAGTTAGTTGGTTTACGTACCGTTACTGCATACTCCGACATAGAATTTAACCCCGCCGGTACACTTCCGGGGTTCTCTTCCAAAAACATAGACATGTTCTTTTGTGCAATCCGTTTCTCAAACAAGTCTAATGCATCATGCTCTATTACAAACTGCTTGAACGAATCCCAGTCGTTTGTGTAGTAGCGTGTTTTCTGTGACAAGATAATAGTGCCCTCGTCTGTTCTCACAGATGAAGTACCTAGCGCCATCATTTGGTCTTTCATGGCGTTCTTAATCTCGTCTTGTTTTGCTTTAAGTTCTTCAATCTGACTCTCATACTCTTTTGTCAAGTCTTGAACTTTGGTGTATATCTTGCGATATACCCTTGCTAGTTTATCTAGCGGTATAACTTCGTTTTCATCATTCATTATTTTAGGTTCCTTGTAAAATATTTTACATCATAAAAGACAGCAATACAGCAGAACATAGGGTTTTCCTTATAAATTAAGTTCTTCTTTATATAGGTTAAGCAAGAGATCATGCCCTTCAACACGTTTCTCTAAGCGGTCAAACATTTTCTTCTCTATGTCACTACCTTGTAAGTGTATCACAGTTACATTGGTCGATGTCTGACCAATCCTATCTGCTCTTGCGATACATTGCAAGTACGTCTCTACGGAGAACACCGGACCATAAAACACAACGGTGTCAGCCGCAGTTAATGTTACGCCATGTGATGCGGCTTGTGGCTGAATCACTAATACTTTTGGCGCATCTGTTGTTTGAAAGCGTTTAAATATATCCGTGCGTTTGTTAACAGACACATCACCATGTATAACTTCACAGGCAATGTTATGTTTTAGCAAGTGCATGTTAATTGTGTCGATGCTATGCCTAAACGGCGCAAATATAATTACCTTACGGCTTGTTTCCTCTAATACTTCTTGCAAGACGCTAAGCCTTGGTGCGCAATCAAACTCTACTACCTCATGGTTGTCTGAATAAGCCGCCCCTGCGCTTATCTGCAACAACTTACTTACTCCTGCGGCGGCATTGATAGCCGTAATTGTTTCGCCCGATGTCTGCACTAGCATGCGGTCTTTAAGCATCCTGTAATACTTAATCTGTTGCGGTGTTAGCGGTACGTGCCTTGTCTCGGTTAACACAGGGGGCAGGTCTGTACATTCTTCTTTGGTGTAACGTATGGCAGGCTGTAGCGCATCGTATACGTCCTGTTGCGAATTAGCTTTTGGTAGCCACTTAAACTTAGTTAGCTTGTTCATCACCTTATCACGCCATGCAGTAGCAAACTTAGGTACACCTGTTGGGTTGACTAGTTTAGCCAAGCCGTATGCATCTACAGGCGACTGAGCCGCAGGCGTACCCGTCATCATCCACAACATAGTGTCAGGCTTTAGCACCTTATTAAGAGACTTCCAGCGTTGCGTTGTTGGGTTCTTGTAAGCGTTAGCTTCGTCAACAATAACTAAATCAAACCGACCATCGTTAGCTACTTCGTTTGCCACTAAGTTTAAGCCATCGTAGTTAATAACAACAAACTCGTAGTCGCCTTGAATCATCTCAATACGTCGTGATGCTTTGGAATGGTGCGCCGCAACAGCCGACCTATGTATGATGCTCTTGCCAATACTGCTCATCCAAGCGTCGTGCATGATGGATAGCGGACACAGGATAAGGCAACGTCTTACTTGCTTTAGCTTCATCAAATAGTCAGCCGCCCATAACGCTGAGAATGTTTTACCAGTCCCCGGGTCATTGAAAACAAAGGCTCTGCGGTTCATTGTCAAGAAACATGACGTATCAATCTGATGTGCAAAGGGTTTAAAGCGTCCGGGCCAATTGTACTGCTTAGTGATAGGCGATGGTACGTTCTTAACTCCTAGGTTGCGCAACACTCTTGCTTCGTCAAGACCCCAGTAAACAGCTACGTCATACCCACCATCCATGCGCTCAACAATCTTGTGCCTTGGGATGATTTTGTATTTGCTTGGGTCTCTTGTACGCAGTACGAGCGCCTTGTTATCAATTATCTGCATTACTTTTTAATCCGTTCTAAATTTTTTACTAGTACACCTTTGTTGTGATACCCAAGAAATTTAATTTTTTTTCTTTTAATGTCATAAACAAGCTTTATGTTTGCTGTACTCTCACATTCAAAGTCGGTTAGGAATTTTTTACTTATTGGTTCATACCAAAAATATAAAGTTTCTTGATACTTGTTCATTTCTCATGCCTCCACGCTACAAAATCTTTTGTTGACGAACAACAACATTGACTAGGTATTCTGTGGCATTTGCTACAAAAAATATTTTGGTTCATTTCTCACTCGCTTTCTTTATTTAAATGTACCGTCTAGATTCCGCTCTCTTAAATACCAAGGGGTTGTTAATTTCTTTCTTTCTTGCGCATAGTAATTATCTCTGCAAGGGATAGAACAATACTTGGCTTTTCCCATTGGGGTTGACTGGGTAAATTCTATACGACATGCTTCACAAATACGCTGTGGTCCACTACCCATAAATATTCTACTTTTTCTTGCGTGTTCTTTTGACTCGTTAGATTTATAAAAACCTTTAGCCGAGGCTTTTAGTTTTTCTATGTTATCAAGCCTGTATGGGTTGTGTACTGCTATTCCAACTTTCTCACGATTACTTAAAGTTTCACATAAATCTTTTGATATTACACCTGTATGTAAATTAAACCCCGCCGCTTTTTTAAAGTCTTTTGCTTCAATACCGTGTGCTTGATTTACGTGAATAGATAAATGTTTTCCTGTCCATTCACACCCCTCTATTAAACAGTTAAGTTCTACCCTATCTAAAAAGCCATCATATCCTTGGGGTAAAGCTAATTGGTCAGGGTTAGCTATCTGCCTATCAAATCTTTTATTTAAATAAGACCTATAGCATGGCTTTGTACAAAATCTTTTTTTACCTATTAAACCCTTCTTACAATAAAATAATTTCTTACATTCTAAACACTCAATATCAACTCCTGTTTTTATAGTCGTAGCTTGTTTTGCCCTTGAGTCAGCACTTAAAGATATATCCCTAGCTTTTTTTGATACTACCTTAAACTGTTCAGACTTTGTATAACAATCCATACTACAAAATTTAGGGTTATTTCTACGAGTAAAAAATGTTTTACCGCATGTTTTACAAGGCCCTCTATTAGGAACAGGAGTGCTAAATTTATTTTTTAAAAAGGCATACCTACAAACATCTGTACAAAATAAATTTGAGTTGTTATAAACATAGTGTTCAGCTTGTTTCTGTGTACCAACAAACATAGAAGCGCAATGAGCGCAAACTAGTTTGTCTTTGATTGAAGTAGCATACGCTCGTTTACTCATTAATCACTTGCCTCATAGTACTCTACTAGTTTATCCATATTTTGAAACAAATAGGCGCTTCCTAGTTTGTGTAATGAAAATATTTTCATAACAGTTTGGCCCCCAGTCAGCCAAGAATACAGTTGTACTAGATAAAACCCATTTTCTAATGCATCTAAAATCTGACCTTGGTTTTCTCTTTCCCCATCAGGGGTGTGCGTAACAAAACATAATCCAACTAACATATCTTTTTTCATCTACTACTCCTCATTTGTTTAGCTTCTTCACATAATTTAGCGTAATCCTTGGGAACATCAGGATGCCACCCACCTAACAACAATTCACAATTTAACTTATATACTTCTTCTCTACGGCTTAGTTCTGTTAGGTAAACAATTAACCCGCAGAACACAATCCACATGCATATAGCCCAACTAAAATGGCGCATCTTCTAACTCCACTTGTTGTTTTGGTTCTTCTTTAAAAAACTTCTTAGTCCAGCCATACGTTTCAACAAAGTATTCAGCTTCTTCTTTGCGTTTGACCATGCGTATTAATTCGTCGTATTCGTTATATATTTTGTACATACTATCCTTCGTTTTATACAAAGTCCTCCTTCTTGTATTTTTCGTTAATTAAATGCTTTAGCTTTCTTATTGCTTTCTTTTCGACTGCATCAACTTGGCTCCTTGACATACCAAGCGCTTGTGCTACTTCGAGTTGTGACATGTAGTTATTGTTGTTCTGTATAAGTCTTTCTGTGTTGTACCACTCTTCGTCTCTGTACATCATTCTATAATCCTATAAACAAGTCCTTGTTGGTTCATCTTGTAGTGCTTTTCAACTTTGTTAACTGATAGCAACCTCAACAAAACTAACCGCCAAAAATCATCAATCAAAAGGTCTTTTTCTGCTACCCAGTCGCCACCCCAACGCACTGTCCACATATCAACTACCGCCGATAACGGCGCTAGCATAGCCTCGCTTTGCAGGTCGCTTTCTGTTACTGCGTAACTACTACCTGTAAATACAGGTGGCGGTGCTATCATAGCGTTTGCTACTGTTATTCCTAAAACTCCTCGATGGTCAGTCCAGCCGACTACATGTTTATCTCTTTTTGCTATAGCATCAGCCATATCTTTATCTGATATGCCCATTATTTAATAGCCCCTTTAGACGTGCGTTTGTATGAACGGTTCTCGCTAGCTGGCACGGCTTTTAGATTAGAACGTGTTGTAGTACCGCCCTTGCTTAGTGGCTTCTTATGGTCTACGTCTTTACCATCGCCCTTATGTACAACTCCTTCACGCTCTAGCATGCGCCTAGCTTTATTACGTTGGGCACGTTTCTTCTTTACTGCCTCAGTACCATCGTAGCTTGCGTACTCAGCTTTGTAATCTCTTTTGTAAGGCATTTCAATCTCCTAATGATTGGGGTTAAATTCACAACTCTTTACTTGACACCATCCACAGAGCGGTGTGCTTGTGGGATTCCACACGTCGTTGGCATGAGCCTGTTCTAGCCTAGCAACCCTCTCCCGATACATCGACCAGTGGAAGTCCTTCTGATCTACGGTCATCGTTTGCGTAACCATAGAACCTTTTACTACGAACAGCAGGGCTGAGTTAACTTGACGTATGTGTGGGAAGTGGGTAAACACCATGAGAGACATTAGCGTTAGTTGGTCTCTGTCAGGATACTTGTCGTTACCTGTCTTGTAGTCCAACACCTTAGCCTTAAGCCCATCGTCGTCAATGATAAGCAAGTCAGCAATACCACGTACCCATACGTTCTCATCATCAAAGCTACATGGCTTTAAGTCCACAGTAACTCCCATCAAATGCTCAGTTAGCTTACGCCCTGTCTTCTTCTTAAGTGCGTCAAGTGTTGGCTGTATGTAGTCATGCTCAGGGGGTAGGGGTGTACCGTCCTTGATATATTGCTCAGCCGAGTCATGTACTTGTTTACCATAGATGGTGTGCTTGTTCTCAGTAAAGGGGTAGTTCTTTAGAACCTTAACCTCATGGAAACGTCTTGCACAACCTTCAAAGTCTTTGAGTCCTGAGTGACTCCACTTGATTGGCTTCATTCGAATTTCGCAGTCTTGATTGCTTTATGTAGTCGGTCAGAAAAGTCAGCAACAAACTCTTCGTCATATGCTAAGCCACTACCCATGTCATGCAAGATAGCGTGCGTAAGCTCATGCCAAAATGTATTACTGCGCTCGTCATCGGTGTACGTACCATAGGTGTTGCCCTTGCCTATTTTGATAACACGCCTGTCGTAGTGTATCTTGCCGTGACAACTTGCTACTCTGTCAGGCTCTTGTATTACGTAGACTGAATCGCCTACTGTTACTTGCTTTGGTATCTTCATTTCGCTTCTCCGTATCGTTTGTTACAACCTGTCTCGGCACCTAGTGGGATGCCTTTCATGTACTTCGGTTCCTTAATCATCTGCTCTAAAACCCATTGCTCTGCTTCTATGGCTTCGTCCTCGGGCACTAGACATACGACTTCATCGTGGACGGTTAATACACAGGAATACCTCTTTTGTATCCTGAGCATGCCATCCGTCATCACACATCTTGCTACTGCTTGTACTACGTTCTCTACTATCTTACCGCCATACAACTTCTTGTTATCGTCACCATAAGACCACTGCACTCTGCCTTTAACATCTGCCGAGCCTGTTAAGTTCGGATAACGTAATGATAAGCCATTTGGTAATATTATTCTTTCCTTGGAAAAAGTCAAGCACTTGTATTCAAAATCTTTACCGCCTACTAAACTACGTTGTATTAGGTGGTTACACATTTCCCAAAAGTCAGTTACGTTATGCGCCGCCTCACGATACTTATCAATAATCTTCTTGGCTGCCAAACAATGGATTATTAATTCGCTCTCCTTACATGTGTGCGGTATCTTGTTAAGTAGTTCTACGTTGGTTTCCCAAGACAGGAAGTCATTGGCATACATCTTATCTACCCCAAGCTGTTTTGCAAACGTCTTGTCATACATGGTAGGTGGCGCACCTAGAAACCCAGTAAGTAACTGCGCTGAGAAGCTAGCCCAACCCATACCATAGCCACACCCTAGCAAGGCTGATTTGGCTGACTGTCTAAGCGTCGGATGGCTTTCTTTAGTGAGGTCGGGTATTCCAAACATTTGTGCCCCAAACCTTGAATAAGCGTCCTGCCCTGATGCAAAGATTTGTATAAGGCTCTCTGAGCCTGCAAGGTATGCGAGGACTCTTGGTTCGATTTGGGAGAGGTCACAGACCACGAGGGTATAACCTTCCGGCGCCTGTATAGCTTTACGTAGGAAAGACCCCCTCTTGAGGTTTTGTAAATTAAGCCCCGAGCCTTTGGACGCAGACCAACGACCGGTGTGTGCGCCGTAATAGTTGAGTGGTACAGGGAGCGTACCTCTGCCAGCAATGTCGACAAAGCGTTGCGCTCTCGTACGCTCAAGTGTGCTCTTAACCTTGAGGCGTGCCTCGCAAACAATGGATACGTCTTCGTTGTCGTTATTAAGAAGGGCTTGGAATAGCGCATCGTTCTTGGCAAACGCATAGGCTTCTTTACCAGTTGTCTTGCTAATTTTCTTAGGGGGTATACATCCGAGTCCAATAAGAACATTTGCAAATTGATCGTTACTTGCCAATGCCGTTTCTTCAACGCCAATCTTTGCCAAGATTGTTTCTCGCTTTTCTTTCTCATCTTTAATCGCTTCACGTAACATATCCTCGTCTAGTTCTAGCACAGGGTTGGTAAACATCCTGAGCGTCATATCAATTAGTTTAAGTTCCTTAACAGGAAACCCGCCCTCAACTTCTTTGATTAGCCTTACAAATATTTCCTCACATAAGAACACATCGTGCGCACAATACTCGGCAAGCTCTTGCTCTACTTCATAGCTTAGGTCTGTTAAACCGTTTGTACTATGCACAGCAGTGCCTTTCGGCGGTAGCTCATAGTGTTCAGCTAACTTAGCTAGGCTATTGCCTACTTCCACCCCACGTAATGCTCGAGCCATAGACAGGCTATCGAATATGAAGCAAGGCTTAGCACCATACACCCATGAAAGAATCGCTATATCAAACTGCGCATTGTGCGCAAGCACGGCAGTCCTACTCCAATCCTGTTCATCTACCCACCCTTGTATGTCATCGTGTGATACCCATTGTGGTGGTACATTTACGTCTAGTGGTTTAAAGCACAAGCCAAAGGCTTTGAAACGTGGGTCTCTGATGTACTCTTCCGTAGTCATCTTGGATAGCGTGTACTCTTTGCTATCCCACCTCGTCTCAAAGTCTATGACAAGTATTTTGTCAAATGGGTCACTCATCTTATCCTTAGTAAAATTATTGCCACAACAACGAATAGTATTGTTGCTATGGTAGCCCTGATGTTGTATCGCATTTGAAGCAACTCAGGGTCTTTGATAAGACATTGCTGTAGCTTAAGCATGTCTCGGTCGTTCTCAATGTAGCGTGGCTTTAATGGGTTCATGTAATACGATGAGCCAATCTTAACCTTGCCGTTGTTATAGGATAGGTCGTCCATTATTCCTCCCAACGTGTTGGTGTCCATAGACTTGGTACTTTCTTTTCCTCTAGCATGCGTTGTGCATACGGATGAGGCTTAGGTTTGTACTCTGTTATGGGTGGGTAAGTTCTCGATTGTGCAATCTTGAACTCATCAGGTTTAGGTTTGTATGCGTTAAAGCCTTTATGTTCTTTCATTAGTTCAATGTCCTATTTTTAAGTTGTTTTTCATGCGCCATTACGTTGGATGCCGCTTCTATTAATAACTCAGGGACGTCATGCCCATCTAGATTTAAGCCGTATATCTTCACGGTGTTTTCTACGTTATCTACTGATACTATTACTGCTGAGTGATGCGAGTTCTCCACAACGCATAGCTCTAGTGCTTTCTGTACTAACTTATAGCCCTCCTCTTTTAGATTGTTGTCCATTCGTTTGCCTTCATCCTTTCTTCTACTTCGTTTACGTTATCTTCGTTAATAACGATTGCTTCGCCACCTGCAAGGCGTATGCATTTCATTTCATGTTCTTGCAAGGGGGTTGGCTTTCTAGTACCTGCCTTGCACTCTACTGCTAAGAACTTACCGCAGTAGCAGATGATAATGTCGGGCACACCACTACGCCCATAGCCACCTGTTGCAGGAAAGAAGTAATACGCAGTAGGAAACTTCTTGATAATAGCAACTACTTGCTTTTTAACTTTTGCTTCGGGGGTCATAGCGTTTCCTTATATTGTCAATGTGTTCTAAACACATAATGATTTTGCCAATCTGTTCCTCTAACATAGTCGTGTCAGCAACAGCGTTAGCTTTCACAGCCAAGATAACCTCAGCTTCTAGGTTAGACAAAGCCGCATTTTCATGCATCATAAATAATAATTCCGCATCACTGATTGACATTGTTTAAGTCCTTAAAAAAGTTAACGGCTTTGTTTGTCAGTACAAGTATATGGTTTGGTTTAGCAACATACTTCTTCTTGCTTAACGACGTCAGATACTTATGCGTAGTTGCGTGTGACATGACCTTACGTTTCTTAGCGGTGCTAAGCACGCTCATGGTCGTAGGGTTTTCTTCCTTGGCTATCATACCTAGGATGTACTCCTCACTCCATGATAAGTCATGCTTATCTCTTACTGCCTGTGTTGTGTATATATTACTCATTCGTCTTCCTCCTCCTCACCTATTTCACCTAGGTATTCCATGCGAACACCACCTTCCATAAACTTATCCCAAAATTCTTTATCTATCATTGGGTTTGGTTCATTTACCAATGTCGACATAAAAATTTCGTCATCCCCATCCAACAATGTGTAGCTATAGTAAGTACCCATAAACCCCCCTTAAAAATTAAACTTAGACAGGATGTCATCGACGTCTGCCTTAACGCTATTACGTGTACCCATATCCTTGCGCAAGTCTTTGAGGTCTACGCCGTTAAGGGTTCTCTTTAGTGCGATGCGTGCTTCTTCTATTAGTGGGTCGTTGATTATATTCAAGGACTCTGCCAACTCACACAACTCATGCGCAGTATCTAGCAACGTGTAGTTGAACACTCTAGGCTTTACTTCCCCTGCAACAACATCAACACCTAGTCTGTCTGACATACGCTTGAGGTGGTCAACAACCTTGAACTTAAACGAACCGATAGCGTGTTCGACTCGCTCGTCAGCAAACTTAGATAGCTTAGCTTTCAAGTCCTCCTGTGCATCGTTACCTACGTCAACCCTAAAGTCACCCGATGATGGCACAGGCATGTAGTTGACGCTGAACCTAAAGCGATGCGCTATATCATCAGGTGCGGGGTAGTCGGTACGGTTAAACATATCACCTAGTGCCATAGCTTGTGCAGTAATTAAGGACGGATACACACTAACAAACTCAGTAACAAGCCCGAAGAACTTGTCCTCAGCTTCTTGTATCTTGCCATTAAACTCCATAAACTTAATGCTTGGCAATAAGCGAATACCCGAGTCACTCCACGGCAACGTGTTGTCGTACAGATAGCTTCGTGTCTCCGTCACGTACTGGTTGATGGTTTCTAACTCACTACGTCCTGCAAACAAGTTCTTGTTAACTCGAGCCGCACCTTTCTCGGATGCGTTCTTGTTGCTAACAAGTTCATCGGTGGTAGACCTGTCTAGTTTCCTAGCAGTCCATTGTGATACGCTAAGTTCCACCAACATAGCGCATGTATCTATGTTATATCTTGCCATTATTTAATCCCTAGTTGTGAAAACAAATCTCCCAAATCATCTAGCTTCTCATGTCTAGTGATAAGTACCTTACCATCCTTCGTTGTAATCGAATGGCTACCAGTACCCCATGACTTACTAGCGTTGGATGATACTGAACGATAGACAGTAGCTAAATCAAACTTACCAACAGGTATCTCAACTGTGGTGTTGACCTTGATGTTATCTATATACGGCTTAATGTGTTTAACAACTGCACCATGAGGATACAAAGCTTTGCGTCTCTTGATTTTTGTTACTACTTCTAAGTTACCTGTCTTGTTGCCATCTGAATCTATGATGGCGTACTGAAAGCCAACTGCGTCAAGTAATTTAACTGCGTTTATTAATACTCTTGTTTGTATTGTGTTCATAAATCTCTTTCGTTTGGTTAGTTTGAATAAATACGTACTGCCTTACCTTGTGGTGGTACGAAGTGGTCGTTGTCTACTACACCCCATAACGCAGGCACTTCGACTACTGCGTTGTCACCATCAAGATACCCATCAGTCAACCATATGACACCTTTCGGTTGATACTTCTTCTCCCGAATGTATTGCACAACGCACTCAGGAGACGTGCCACCCCCACCGCTAGGCTTGAGGAGTGACGCAATGTTTGCGAACTCATGTGGTTTGAAGTATTGCTCGCCACATACTGAGCTATCCCACCATATCAAGCGGACACCATCAGGGTTTACGTTCTGTGCGATGCGTGCTATCTCACCGAACACAGTAGGATAGATACCCATCATTGAACCTGACGTATCGCATGCCACAATCAACTCGCCTGTTGACTCCGAGAAGTGTGACGGCATGACAATGCCTAATGGTAGTAAGCGTTTGTTAGGTGGTGCAAAGCGAGAGTAGTCGTCGCCCTCACATAGCGCAGTAATCCACTCAGTCATATGCTCACGCCAGTTGGTGTCACGCTTCTGTGTTGCCCTGTCAAGCGGATTGTTTGCTGACTTGTTGCCTGCTATCTTGTCGGCAAGAAGCTTACCCTGACGTATAGCGTCGTCAATCTGTCTGCCTAACTCGTTGCCCTCTTGCTCGCTTAGCTTGTCACCGAACACGTGCTTGTCTAACGGCTCGCCACCCTCGCCACCACTCTGTAAGATATACGACTGAACAGGAACTTTTGTAGCGTTGCGTAGCAAGTCCTGTAACACCTCGATGAATGACCAACCCTTGTACTTGATGTTGTATAAAGGCTTAGGCTCAGTAGTGAACTCGATGAAGGTATGCGTTGGGTCAATCTCTTGTATCGTGCCGTTGACTACAAAGTCCATCGCAATACCTGTCAACTCAGGATGTTTCTTATCTACCTCAGCATAGATAACGCAATGGTGCAACGCCTTGTGCAACGCTTCATGTGCTACAACAAAGCGTAACTGCTTACGAGTAAGCGTGTTGACAAACTCATTGCTATAGATAACGTCACGTCCGTTGGTGCAAGCTGTACCAACAGAGTCGTCAAACTTGACTGCACCTACATACACTACACCTGATAACCCTGCGAACAATGCGTTGTTGCTCAGGTCTACGTGAACGGCAACCACCTTATCGTGTGCCGATAATTTCTCCCATGTCTTTGACATATAGTTCCTTATTTAGTTGTGAAGTAAATCTTGTTGTCGTTGAGTAAGCCTTGGAACGGCTTGAGTGTAATGAACAACGTAGCCCTTGATGACTCGGCTATGTTGTGGCAGAACATACTCTGTAACTCACGACGATTGCGTAATACATACTCAGTCGCCGCCTCTGCTTCGTCCCTATCGTTAGCCTGTGTAATACACTTGAGCACAGTAATAATCTGTGCAACAGGGTTAGTAGGGATAGGACAAGTGCTAGGGCTAGCGACAATCTTAGAGAACGATGGTGTCTCATCACCGAAGCGAATGTATGCACCGAGTATCTCTGCCCCTGCCCGACCAATCGTACCCTCTAAGCAAGCGTGTAGGGTATCGGCATCCATGTACTCACGCTCAGATACGATGTCGCTTGCTGAGTGTAAAGAACGTGGGCTGATGTAAGCTGACTGCGCTAGCTTGGGGTTGAAGATAACATCGTTGTGCTTGTCCTGTGGTGTGCCTGCATACTTGCCACCTACCTCGTAGTCAAGGAATGAGTCGAACCATTGTGGATTCTCTTCTGTGCAAGCAAGGATAATAGGGTCAATGCCATTGTCGATACCCCATTGATACCACTCTTGTTGTGTAGGCTTGCGCATGTACAAGAACACTAGCCTGTTGCGTAAGTGCGCCTGTATGCTATCGCCTAACCCCTCGGTCGCTAGGTTAGTAGCACAGAACACAACGCTACCCTCCGTCATCTCATAGCTACCAACACGTTGCTCGTATACGATGGGTGCTAGCACGTCCTTGATGTACTGCTTAGCCTTGGCTATCTCATCTAAGAATACTAGCGATGGTCTAGAACCATTGACACCCTTCTGATTGACCTTGCTCACACCGAACCGCTCGTTAGGTAACTCACGTGACACGCCTGCGTCTCGGTCGATATCAGGCATCCATACAGAACCATCGGACAACTGCGTACAGTCAAGCTTGACTGATACATGGTTAGCGAAGTGTGGGTCACGCTCTAGTGTGTGGAAGATGCCCGTCTTACCAACGCCATTCTCACCACAGATAACGATAGTACGCTTGTGACCAATAGTCTTAACAGCGTTTGCAATTCTTGAAGCATTTAATAATCTCATAAGATTCCTTGTTTGTTTTAGATAATATAATTATGATTTATAGATACTAATATAGCATAGTTTTTAGAAACTGTAATACTTTTTGCACCTCCTTTCATTAGGACTTACCCTTAGTAACTGAACTTAGCTGGCAACTTGTTGGGGAACTGTGGTATGGCAACACGTTGTGAACCTTTAGATAACCCTGCCAACTTTAATAAGTTTGCAACCAGACTCTTCTTAAGTTCGTCTGGCACGATGTTATGCACGACCTCGTATATTAATTTCCCTGCGCTATCTTTGAGTGCTTGGTCATCGCCGTAGTTATGAACAGCAAACAGATTCCTACTACGCCACCCATTTTTGTTGAGTTCAGGTGGAACAGGGTAGTCGTGTATCTTCTTGCTCGCCAACATATCAAACGCACTCTGCGCTAAATCATTGAAGCACGCCATAAACTTGGGGTCATCTGTCTGCACAACCTCTTCTGCTAGAAAGTTCTGTAAATCACGTGCCGTGCCTCTGTCTAACTCTGACTCACCAAACGCACGCCCCATACTCTCGTTAACAGTAGCGTTATCTATGAGTGAACCTAGCTTGAACATCTGAAGCGTGACGAATGCATCGAGCTGTTCTTTGAGTGCCTTGCGCTTGCGCTTATCTTCTTCGCTAGACTTGTATGTGAATACATCGCAGTGCCACGACTTATCTATAATAAGTTTGCCGTCCTTGTCGAAGGTTAAGACTGCTGAGTAATCTTCGTCTTGTCCCTTGTAGAACGGATTGTATGGCACTTGCACTCTATCGCCTGTCGTAGTCTCGAACGTCTGCCCACTATGTAGCCCTGTGTATTTGTACATCTGCTGAATATCAAACGTAGCGTATAGCCCACGCACTAATACCTCAGCCTCACCTAAATCATTGGGTTCACAGAATCTACCCACTTCATTGCCGTTGATGATGTATGCGTAGCTATGGTTGTCCTTCTGTAACATGAGCCATGACTCAGTAACCCTACGTAGTGGGCGTTGGAACTCATTGTATTTCTTACTGCGTGGTGGCTTCTTGGTTTTGTTGTATCGTGCTTCTGCGTCATTGTATGTAATCATGATGCTGTAATCTCCTCTATGGTGTATGTACATGGGCTATGCTTATCATCGCCCTCTTCTAATCTAAACAACACATCCTTTGCTAAGTCATACGTTAGAAATGTACCTACCACTTCTACGTTGCCTAGCATATCTACTGCCAGTATTTGAAACGCTTCTTTGTTAATCATGCTCACTCCTTTGTATTAATAATCCAATCTAAATAATCTTGCGCACGCTTTTCTGTGTCAAACCATTCATTGTCTACAACGGTATCCGTTTCATTGTCATAAACATACCAATGATTGACCTCATTGTCGTACTCATCGCTTGGCAATTCTTCTTCTTTTACTTCATATCTATCAGTCATCTTACTAACCTCCCTTAATCAAATGATATTTTAATGTTCTCAAACTTCTCTTCTACTTGCTCACGCACCATGTCGTTGATGTCAACGTGGTCGCTCAGTTGAAACTCGTAGCTGAAGTAGTTCTCAACTATGCTACTAACTTCATCGCTGACAGCATCTTTGATGGCATCTTCAAAGTCCACACCCTCTACTGCCTTGTTAACCTTTTCGGTAAACCAACTACCCTGTTGCAATACAGTTGTAACGCAGTCTTGCAGGGATTGTTGCTCAGCTAGGGAATTCCCTTGGGCTTGCTTGATGACCGAAGTAAGCAGTTGTAGTTGGCTACAGATTGTATTGATGATGCCCTCGATGCTGACCTCGGGTTGCGTGGTTGTGGTGCAGACTTCCTGCACGTGGGTGTTGAGTAGTCGTTGCATGGCTTCTTCCTCTTCGTTAGTTACAGGCATTGTATTAATTTCTTGTGAAGTTAGTGTGTTCATTGTGGTATCTTTCCTAGTTTGATTATTACGTCTTCGTCTTCAAATACAACCCTACCCCCTTCGTTGGTAACAGTTGCTTTCTTTAATGCTAGCTGGCATAACATGCCACCCAAACCAACGGCTACTTTCATAACCGTCCAGTATCTATAGTGGTAGTAAACGGCACAAGCCGTAGCCACCACACCCCATGCAATCAGGTATATCTCTGCAATACTCATTTTGCTACTCCTTTCTTATCTTCTAACCAAGGGAATGACTCACGTGCTTTGGCAAAGTCTGACATCACACGCACGAACCAAGACTCATCTATGTAGTCGTCCTTGAGCAGATAAGTAATCTCGAAGAACGAGTCAAGCCCGAACTTGTTGACGAACTCCCCTGCCTGACGTCTACTCATGTTGCCTGCCTTCTCATACCCATCGAGACCTAACTCGACAAGCGCATCGTCTATATCTAACTCAGTATCTACGATGTCATCCACCCACTTGGTGTCGTCCCACTCAGAACCATAGCCATGCGTGTGGTATGGATAGTTGTTATAGTTGCCGTATGTGCTATACGAACTGCCTGCCATAGGTGCTGTGTATGTATACGGCTCAGGCTCAGCGTTGACTTGGCTACGTGCTAGCTTCATGTCAAGCATGTCCTTTGCCTTGGTAGTCGTCAGGGTAGGTGCTGACCATGCGTAGGTGTTGGACATCCAACGTCCACCCCAATACACACCTTGACTCTGATTGACCACAGTCTTGCGCCCTAGGTTATCCATGATGACGAAGCGATTGTTGCCGATGTGACCACTGATAAGATACTCGAACGATGTGGTAAACGCATAGTTAGGATTCTTGGCAAGCATAGGGCGCAGTATGTCATTGATGTAGTGCCATGTATCTGATTTGGTTACATCTGCCTTGTTGCCTGTGCTGAGCACACCATTGTGCATCATCCACATATCAACGCCATGCTCTTCCTTGTTGAGTATCTCGTATGGGTGGCAGTTGAGCATATCAATATCACCATGCGTCTTCATGCGCAAGTGAAAGGCACAGTCCTTGCCGTCGATGTGCTTGGTGTAGAACTCGTACAACTCTGCATCAGTCTTGGGCAATGCCTTCTCTACATACAGCGTGCCATCTACTGCATACATAACACCGATACCATCAGCGTTGTAGTCATAGAAGTCTGACAACCAATGCTCAGGTAGTGACGGGGATGATACGGATTGGGTAACTAATAAACACATATGTAATTCTCCTTGATTTGATTGGGTTGGTTAGGCTACACGCTTCTCGATGGGTTGGGATGGTGGGTTGTCCATGCGTGGGTTAGGCTTGACCAAGGCAAGCGTAGGTAGTGAGTACCCCTTCTCACGTAGGTACTGCCGTAAGAACTTGGTATCCTTACGCTGATTGGGCTGGCATATGAACTTGATGAAGTTCTCAGTCGTCAACTCGGTAACCCCTGCATCACGACAGAAGAACCACGTTGCGTAGGTAAACTCTAAGCACGCCATCTGTGTCTCGTAGCGTAGCGTGCCTTTGAATATCCTAAACTCTACAGTCGCAGGGTTGTTGAAGTTAACTGCCTCAGTCCTATCAGGGTTGAGCCGTCGCAGTTGCTCGTTCTTATTGTTGTAACCCTTAGCGTTCTTGAGCCAATCATACGATGCCTTCTTGTTGTGTATCTTGGCATAGTGGTGGTCGCTACGTCTTGCGATGTCCCTGATTAACTTCTGATTGTTGCTGTCGTTGATGAAGAAGACTATCTTGCACCCATGAAACATCGTCATGTCACCCTTGGATATGTGAACGTGTAGCCCACAAGTCCTAGTATCGTGTGACTTGACGTAACGCCAAGGCTTCTTGAAGAACTGTAGCATCTGAGCATGAACGTCTAGCCCTGTCCAACCTGTAACCATCTCGAAGCCGTAGTCAAGAGAGCCGTCGTCCTCGATGTGTATGTACTGATGCTCAGTACCATCGTCATGCGTGTAGTGCTTGAGTTGACCATACAACTCCTCGGCTTTGTCATACCTACTAACCTCATCCCTGTTGACCTCGACCTCTAACTCCATGCCTAGGAATATCTTGGGGTTGCGCTCATCGAAGGCTGATGGGATATGTTGCAGTATGTCCTTGCCCGAGTGTCGTCCACCTATCGGATAACCATCGTCGTCATCATCGTTATTGCGCTCGTTCTCTTCTTCCTCTTCGTAATAGTCTTCCTCTGTTACGTATGTGCCACGTCCCTCAGACCAACGATAGTTATTGTCACGACAACTATCGCATACCCAATAGTCGCCATCGTAGCACCAACTACCATTATCTACGTGGTCAATGTGATTGCAATCCTCGCAACACTTGGCGTCTTCGTTAAACTTATCCTCTATGACATCAGCCCAATCGGTGCGCATACCATCACGCACGAAACGAAACTGCTCTGAGTTAACTAACGAATACATACTATCCACGTCTTCGTCTCTGATATACGAACGTACCATGACACCAAAGGCTGATACTAGGCGCATCTTCTCAGCAAGAGTCGCTTGGTCAAGCCTATGAGTCGCACTAAACCTATTGCTACGAAAGCGATAGTAGAAGTCGTTGTTGCTTCGAATGGTCTCACGACACCGAGACATCAAGTCCTCCCTAGTGAAGTAACTAGGGTCTCTTTCAATACGTGCAACGCCTTCGTTGAAGGACACAAGCACAGGCACTAATGTTGTAGCAGTTGATATGGGCATAACTTTTCCTCGTTTGATTGATGTGCAGGTTTTCTGCACTTATGTTGTCAAGCATCTTGTGATACTTGTTGTGATACGTTGTTGTTTTCTTTTTACTCCTTTCTTAATAAATTAATACTAACATCCAACTCAAATACTTCACCCTCCCTCGCACGTGCCATCAAGTCTTTCTTAATCTGTTTGGCTAAAGTGTAGTTCTTGCTATGCTGTTCTAGTAGGGCGTGATGTGTGGTCTCATGCTTTTCTAGACTAGCCTTTAGTTTGCTCTTGGTATTACGATACCTGTTGCCGTAGGTTGATACCTGTTTTTGTAAGTTAGCGTTTAGTTGTTTGAGATAGTTGGTTTTCTTGCCCCACCAATACTCCTTCATGATGCGTGACCTAATCTTGGGCAAGTCTTCCTTACGCTTACGCAACTCAATCTCAGCAGTTACGCTGTGCATATCACCCGAAGCAACCTTGTTTAGGATTTGCTTGGCTGTGAGTGGCGTCTTGCGTTTAGACTTTTTCCAACAGTCCTTGCATCTAACGCTGACTACCGAAGTTCTTGTCTTAACCGACGCACGACGTAAGTAGTGTGCTGATTGTGCGAGAGTTAGCATACGCTTGAACTCGGCTTGAGGTTTAATTTCTTTACACATGGTGCAGGTTTTCTGCACTTGATTAGGCATGATGTGATTCCTTTCGTGGTAATAGTCTAGCAAAATACGCATGGTGGACGCTATACTGTGCCATTCGTATAGCCTTATTGTAACAGGGTTTGAGTGACATGAGTATTAGGTATATACGTTTTTTAGAGAACTATTAAACTAACTAAAAAATAAAACAATAGAGTCAACCATATTTTCTCTCTATTATTATTAGATAAGTATATCTATATT